GATATACTTACGGCTACTTTTGCTTTCAAGAGCAATTCATGTTGATGGCACAAAAGCTTGCTGGGTTTTCACCGGGTGAGAGTGATAAGTTACGAAAGACGCTTGTAAAGAAATCACTAGATACTTTGCATTCTAAAGGATCAGAAAAGGCAATTGCTAGAGAGAAGTTTATTAAAGGCGCCAAAGAGCTCAATGACATTCCTGAGAGTATTTCTTCGAAGCTCTGGCAAGACATAGAAGGTTTCGCAGTTTATGGCTTCAATCTTTCCCATGCAGTTGCATATGCTATTGGGTCGTATTATGCGGCATGGCTACATACACATCACGAGACTGAGTGGATGGCAGCGATATTGCAATCTGAAAATGGTAATCCTAAAGGGATGTCAAAAGCTATTTCAGAGATTAAATCATTTGGTTACGAGATTGCTGCAATAGATATAAATCACTCAGGATTAGAATGGGAATACTCTGAAGAACTTGCAGCTTTCGTGCCTCCTTTAACTTCTCTTAAAGGAGTAGGAGACAAAGCTGTTGAAGAAGTATTTGCAAATAGGCCATACAACAATTTAAATAACTTATTTTATAATGAAGAAGGTGTATGGAAGCACTCAAAACTAAATAAGACAGCTTTTTCTTCGCTAGCAAAAATGGAAGCATTTAAATCTCTTTCTGAGTTTAAAGATAATACACTTGATAATCATAGACAACTCCATGATCTAATTCTAGATAACTATAATCTTCTTAAAAAAGGTAATTATGGAATGACAAAGACTGCAGCCAAAAGAGCATTAAAAAACAATGAGGAGCTCACGTTAATTGTTGATAATTTATTAGATAAATATAAAATTGTATCTGATTGGAGCAGAGCAGAAAAGATTAGTAACTATTTTGATCTATCTAATGACGCATCTGCAGACTTGTTGTTTCCGCCAGCTTTAATAAAAAAGCTACAGCAAAAGTCAATACAATCAATATTTGATATTGAGTCTGGAAAGAGAGGTATTGGCTGGTTTACGGTTGTTGAAGTCATTCATAAGACAACAAAGAACGGCAAGGCATTTATGCGTTGGAAGTGCGTTGACTCTAACAATAAAAGTGGTTGGTTAAGAGTTTGGGGAAACATGACTGGTAACATAGAATATTCAACTTGGTTAACAGATGTAAAAAACGATGCGGGCTGGGGAATGTCAACAACACTTGGGAAGCTTAGAAAGATAAATGCTTTTGATTAGTACTGACTCTAATGAATTAACTACTTGTTCGTGTAAATATAATTATTATATTATATAATAAAATAAAAAAGGATTACAATGCGATTTACAAATATTAATATTGAAGGTCCTGACTGTAGTGGCAAGACTACATTATTTAATAGACTTCATAAAGAAACAAATTTTAAATATAATATACAAGACAGAAGTTGCATGTCAATGTATGTTTATTCAAAGTTATATGAGCGAAGTGATACTTCTTTTTGGTTTGACAAGATCATGGATGACATTAAGAGACTAGACACACTTTATATTATTTTGTTACCAACTGAAGATGTTTTACTTGAGAGGTTGCAAAAAAGAGGTGATGAGTTTCAAGATGAAAGTAGTATTCTTAAAGTAAGAAGTCATTTTTTAAATCTTGCAAAGGTAGGCTTTGGTTCTTACCCGAATGTTTTAGCACTATCAAACATAGAAGACATATGTGAAAAAGTTGATTTGAGCTTGAATTTTATTGAGTCGTTAAATGATATGCCAAGTGGTGAACTCATCAAGTCAATAGTAATCAATAGTGGAAGGAATGAATTAGTAGATGTTCAATGCAAAGAAGAAGTTAAAATAGATTCACTAGATTTCTCTGTTTTAAACTTTCCTCAAGAAAAAAGTTATTATGAGGACATAATGCAAAAGATTGAACAGAAGTTATTTAGAGAATTCTCTGGCCTAAATAATAGTAATGCACCACAAAAACATAATAGCAGAAGATTTATATACTCTGGTGACAGTTGTATATCTTTAATTCATGCCTTATTCAGGCAAAATAGATTAAATGTTTCAGTTACAATGAGATCTTCTAACGTAATCAAAACTTTATGGGCTGATTATGAATTTCTTAAGATATTAAGCGTAAAAATTGCTGAGCTAATGAGTCTAGAAGAGAGTATACCAGTTGATTTAACAATTAATATAAGGTCAGCACATATTGTTCCTTAATCACCAAAATCGTAAAGATCTTTTAGATAAGATTTGAATTTATTTAGTGCGTCTTTATATGTACAAGAACCAGAATTAATATCACTATAATATTCTTCTTTAGCATGGCTAATCAATCCTTTAACTTTTTTTCTTTCTTCTTCGCTTTGCAAGTTTAATCTGCTAAATATTTTTGATACAATATCATTAGATACAAGATGATTTTCTAACTCTGATATTGTAAAAATATAGCATATATTACTTGTTTTGTCTTCGATACAAACATAATCATTTATATTTACACCCGGACTCTCAATAATGCCAAATAAAAATAAATCTCCATACTCCATTGCATAGTCTTCATCATAGTCACCATGATCATTTAAAGGCATATATATTAAAAGACTTTCAGGACTACAACCTAATATTTTTGAAGCTTGATCTGCATTATAGTCAAAATTGTCTTCTTTTGGATTGAAACCTACTTCTGGAAATGAAGGTTCAACTTTTTCCCAATATACATTCATTTCAGCTACTGTCTCGTCGTCATGGTTGTAAAAAGAAGGATCTGGTCTACCACCTTCTATTATTATACTTCTAATTAATCTACGAAGTTTATTCTCTGTGATTGTGAATTTTTTCATTTCATGCCTTGCTTTATTTGCAATATAATTCTTTTAGTGTTCTACCCAACAAGACTCTATGGCTTAGATCGAGCTTAGGTGTCATTAGTTTAGTTAAGGGGCTTTTAACAAACTTTTCTAATCGATCGATTTCATTTTTATATGAACTTATCTTAGAAGAACTCCTAAATGTTTCGATAAATCTATTGTAAAATGATTCATTGTCATTGCTAATAATATCTAAAAGCCTAACTTTAGAAGTAATTAAATTATGTGCGCTATTCTTTAATTCTACTTCTTTCTGGAAAGATTGTATTAAAATACCTATTACTAATTTTACAAAGTTAGTTATTGGTACTTCAACTAACATCTCAATTGCTTCACTACTTTCAGACATAATTCTATATAAGTTTATTGAATAAGCTAAATCATCGTATACAAACAACTTGTTGTTGTTAGAAATTAATTTATCAATGCCATATAAATATAATTCTTTACTAATGTTGCTTCTAGAAATTGTTCTTTCAAGTTCGTTAACAAGACTATTTTTCGATAGAACATCTATTAGCTTTTTAACTTTTTCATCACCAAGTTCAATTTTAAATTCCTCTACTACATTTACAAAGCGTGAATAAACTTCTTTACTTCTTAAGTTTTCAAATTGCTGTGTCGCGTTTATAACATCTTCAAGAAAAGTAGTTTTTTCTTTTTTTGTCATTTCTAGAAATATAGGTCTGCAAAGATCAAATTCTTTATTAGGATCCCAACCACATAAAAATATAGCGCCAAGAAGTTTAGATAAAGTTTTATAATGTATAGATTTGTTAATTATTTTACTGTGAATTTTTTGAAATTTTTGTTTTGAATTGTCAATAAGTGATGTGTATATATCATTTATATATAAAGATGTGTCTTCTGAGACTGTGTATTTAGTTGTATACTTGTACAAAGTAGATGATATAGGAAATATATCAGATGCTGCTGATGGTTTGTTATCAATGTCAAAATCTTCGTATAATTCTGTAAATATATTTACTAATTTTTCTACCGTGCCAGACCCAAATTCTATATTGAAATTTGAATACTTGCAAAGCAAAATAAAGTTTGTAAGCAAATTTGTCCTTGCAAAGTATGTGCTAAGATTTCCTACAAAATCTACGCTTTTATCAATAAAATCATTTGCTGAATTTTTGAATTCTTGCTCAATGCTTCCAGACCTGTTTTCTTCTTTATCATATTCATTGTGATTAAAGATTGTTGGAGAAGAGTGATAACAGTATTTAATTATTCTTGATTTCATTTCTTCGTTAACATTAGCGTACTCATATATCACAGGAGCTAGCTCTCCTTGTGTAATAATATTTACCCACGAATAGTCTTTAAGTACTTTTTCAAACTCTACTTCCCATTTTTCTTCTATTTTATTTCTTTTTCTTAGAATATATCTAAATGCTCTTTGATATGCGTTGAGCAATTGATATTTGCTTTGATTAACGTCTTCAAAAAGATCACGATAACCTTTTAATGCAATACTAAAAAAAACATTAGAAATAATCCTAGCTTGAAAAGATAAATAATTTGAACATAAAAAATTTGTAAAACTACTTGGTTTGTATTTGCTGCTATCAATTTTTTCTATTACCATAGATAATATCTCATAAAGTGCTTCAGCGTTGCCTCTTGGGTGATCACTTTCTATTACACTGTTTGACATGCCTAATAGAAACTTAGAAGCAAATGATCTTAGAAACGATATCTTGTCTTCTTCATTTAGTTTCTGTATACTTAATAATGCGACTCTAATGTTTTTTAGACTTATTTCTTTTAATATATAAATACTGTTTAGATCTATAACCCCTCTAATCTTTTTCTTTTCTTTGTTTTTTTCTTCTAGCGAATAGTTTTCTTCTGCAATGTTATTCATTGTTTCAAAGTCAAGCTTATTTCTAGATTTGCTGCCTACGAAATCATTTAAGCTATCGTACCAATCTACAAAATCAGAATTTTTTGAATCTAGTCTGCCTAAACCAATTAGCTTTGCATCGTGTTTAGGTAAAAAAGAAGCGCAGACAGGACCGTCACTACCACCGTAAAGAATAATACCGTCGTAAAGATTAATAATATTTTCTCTTTCAAACTTTTTCATTATTATTTTACTTATCTTAGCTGTAATAATTTTTTCTTCATCTAACGTTTTGTTTAATTTAAAATCATCTACATTTATCTCATCTAACATTTTTCTTAAAACATCAGTGCTTTTATGAACAACACTTGTTTCGTTATTCAAAGAAAACATTTTTAATATTTGATTTTTTATGCTCCAGTTTTTACCATGAACTTGTTTAGCCAAGTCTTCAGTGAGTATTAGGAATCTGCTTATATCTATTTCAAATACAAGACATATGTTGCCGTAAGTTTGTGCAATAGATGGATTAAATTTATAACATGTATATAATCCTACACCATGATACGCGCCACCCCCGGGATTGAATCCGCTAGAGTCTGTATAAGGATCTCCGATCATATCTGATATTACTTGCTCTTCTACATCATTTTTAGTGACAGTTGCTACTCTATTTTTATTATGGAGATTTTTTAGTATTCTTTGTGATCTAGAGTCATCTTGAGATACAGTCCTTTCTTCACCTGTTCTAGTGGGTTTATTTAATTGATCAGTAACTCTTTCGTTATATTGTGCCCACTTTTGGTGGCTAGTTAAGTGATAACATATTAGCTTGTTTGTACTTGCATCAAAGTTAACTATACTAGGATCTAGACTAGATACTTTTGATTCTGCAAGTAACCATCTTATACTTCTGTTCATTGCTTTGCCTTTACATTATAAAATCTATATACTTCTTTTAAAGTATTACCTACTATTAAACGATGACTTAAATCAAGTTTCTTGTCTAAATTATTATTTTCTTGACCATTTGTTGGGGTTTGTATTTTTGATTTCTTTGCATCAATATTCATTTCAAGAGTAGAAATAGCTCCTCTTAATCCACTTCCTTTACTCGACTTAACCATTTTAAGAAAATATTCAAACCACGCAATATCGTTTAAGTTAATGATTTGCGGTATTGTAGTTTCTTCTTCATTAATATTTATAAAAGGAAGACTATTATGTGAGAAGAAATTATATGTAGTTGATTTTAACTTTCCACTACCTCCCCACGTGTATTCAGGAGTAGGATTTCCAGCAATAGTGTTAGCAAGATTTAAGATAATCATTTTAAGTAAGCCCGGTCTAGCAGCTCGAGCAAAAAGATTTACAATGCTTCTATGTTTATATAGTAGTCTATATACTCCTGGGTTAAATTCAAAACCTTTAAATGATAATCCTGCGCCCATTCCACCTTTTATCATGTCAGGTTCAAAAAGTTCAATAAAGGCATCAGGATCAATATGCTTATAGGAAGCCATAGAATTTTTAGTATTGTGGTGAGATCTACTAATTTTTCTAGTAAATTTAAGCTGCTCTTCTTTTGTCAATACTATATCGTGACTTTTGATAAGTGCAATTATATAATCTGCCTGTTTTTGTCCTAAAACTTGTTTGATAACTGCAATATTGCCTATAACCATTTTAACAAAGTTTGAAAACCATTCGCTTGATTGTCTACTTAAATAGCCAATATAATCTTGATTTTCGATCTGTTTTAAAAGCTCTGTCCCAAGCTGTCTTTTTGTAATTACTCCTAATCTTAGTTTGTACATGAAGTTGTCAATATCATTTTTAGCAGCTTTTTCATTTTCTGCTAATATTTCTTGTATTTTATCCATCACAGGATGAGATCTATCTAGTTCTTTAACAAGATAGTTAGCTATGTTATCAAAGACGCTTTTGTTTGTCATACTTTTTATTTCATCTATATTTTCTAAAAAAGCACTTGCCAAATATTCACTTGCTTTGCTAGAAAAATAATTTATCTTGGGCAAGAAATAAAATAAATTGCTTAATAGACTCAAGTCATAATTTTGTCTTAGACTGCTAGCTGTAGGTTGTTTTTTAATTTCATCTATTGTTTTTTCTAACAATTCATTTGTTACTTTATAGTTTTTAAGCGTAGAGTCCCAGTTTAATGTATATATGGTCGAATTGACAAAAGAGTCAACTATAAGAACAATAACTCTGCTCTTTTGATATTCATCAGCATCTTTATAATAGTTTGATATTTCTTCTAAAGAGAGCGTTGATACTACAAGTTGTGGGCGAAGATCGTACACTTTCTCATTGAAATCTTTTTTAATTGCTTCACTTACTTCATTATTTTCTATATATTGTGAAATAAACTTATAAAAATCTCTTGTATCTATAGCACTTCTCTGGAATGCTTTTTCATTCATAACATATTTGATGCAGGTTTTTAAGAAAAAATCAGATGGTTTTATATTATATTTCAAATAGTTTTCAAATAATGTCCTTGAAAAATATGTTTGTGTTTGCAACACATTTTTTTGAATTAGTACATTAATTGTTTGATCAACTATCTCGTTATAAAGCGGGCCTGATTTTACAACACTTTCAGCCCAAACATATTGTGAGCTTTTAAAAGACATTAAGAAGAACTCAAGCATGTTTTTATCATTTTTTGATTTTATATCTTCGTAATAATCAAAAAATCTTACTCTTTTTTCTTCACCTACGTCAGAAAGATTCGAATGACTCTTGAAAAATGTCGATATTTGTAAATATTGCACATCAAAAGGAATACGCTCACTTAATTTCATTGCCTCTAATTCTTGAGGATCAGAATTTTCTGCTGCAATAGCATTTATAGTTTCAAAGTCTTGCTTTAATTTTGCACGTCCTCTTACAAAATCATTTAAGCTATCATACCAGTCAACAACTTCAGGTCGAGATGGATTTAGTCTACCTAAACCAATTAACTTTGCGTCATATTTAGGGAAAAAAGAAGTACAAACAGGACCATCAGACCTACCATATAAAATTACTCCGTCATATACAGAAGTTATTATGTTTTTTCCAAATATCTGTAATAGATGTTGACTTATACCAGCAGTTCTTTCATTGAAAGAATTAATAGTTTTTGCCATCTTTGTTTTTTCGTCATAATCTGGAATATCATTAAGAACTTGTTTAAATTTCTGAATACTTTCCTCAGACTTTTCTTCTCTTTTATAGAACTTTAAAAGTTGATCTCTTATTGACCAGTCTTCACCATGAACTTGTTTGGCTAAATCTTCAAAAGTTATTAAAAAGTTACTTATATCTACTTCAAACACTAAACATATATTACCATAGTGACTAGCAATAGAAGGATTAAATTTGTAGCACGTATATAAACCTTTCCCATGATAGTCACCTCCGCCAGCTACAAAGCCGCTTGTCTCTGTATAAGGATCAGAGATTAAATCTTCGACAACAAGCTCTTCTATTTGCCAGTCTTTATAGCTTTTGTTTTTTGAAACATTAGAAATTCTTTTTACAATACTTTTCGCTCGAGTATCTGTTGGCAATATTTCCCTATCAGGTCTTGAAGGAGGTGTGTCCATTCTTTTTGCAAACTCGTTATGTCGTATCCAATTTTGTTTTGAAGTCAAGTGATAACATATTAATTTATCACCTACAATGTTTATTTTGTTTGTATCTAGTCCAGATAATTTTGCTTCTGTCAATAACCATCTTATACTTTTATTCATTATTAAACTACCTTTTTATATATTCTATATAAATATAAAACTAATTTTAATTCTTTTAAATAATTATGTTGTATAGTTTATGTTTAATACACCTTTATTTTAAAAATAGAGGTGTAAGAAAAGGTAGTTTAATAATGAAAAATAATTCAGTTATTGTAGAGTATATTAAAGAGGCGATTAATGAAAATGTTCTTGAAGATAGTGAAGAACTTAGCTATAATGATCATTTAATAAAGCTGGGTCGCGATCACTCTCCTGAAATAGAAAATATTTTAAAGGACAATATATACTCTGACAATAGATATGGTGGTACTTCAATGTACAGTTTCTTCAACAAAGAGGGTGAAGGTTACAGCATGTCAGAACTTGCTGAAGAGGGTGAAGGTGCTACAAACGATATACTCGAGTATTTTCCGTCAATACCCTATATAGAAGATGGTTTAGATGAAAGCATTAGTGATATGGTTAGAAATCAAATAGAAAGATTACTTGACAATTTTATTAAACTCACAAGAAGTAAGTATCGTTTAAGTGAAGGTAACATATATAAAGCAATAAGAAATTCTGCTAAGTATATTACAGATGAATGGTCTTTGATATATTTAAAAAAGAAAAAAATGTTAACAGAATATATTGACAGTGAAGATCCAATAAATCAAATAATTAATAAACTACAGCTTTCAGGCTCTGAAGAGAAATATCAACTTGATTATCTTGTTAAAGATTATTTTAATCAATATTACGATGACGTTACTTCTAGCCCAGAAACATCTTTGCAAGTTTTAAAAGATAGCTTAAGTTATTATATTGACGTAGACTAATTTGTAATTTAAACGAAATAGTTATATAATTCTTTTAAAGCTAGGAAAGAAAATTAATGAATCCATTTTTCAATGTTTATATAGGCCCAATGTTTGGTGCTAAGACTACAAGATTACTTGCAGATATTGATAGATTAAAGTATAAAGGTCGTAAAGTTATTGCTTTTAAGCCTAATGTTGACAAGAGATATGCAGAAGATAAGATATCATCACATAATAATGGGACTATAAAAGCATGTTGCATAGATGATGCTAATGATATATTTAATGTAATAGAATCATTTAATCTTGACGGGACTTCTATTGACACTATTGCTGTAGACGAAGCATTTATGATAAAATATATAGATAGCGTATTAATTAGCTTGTATAGACAAGGATATAATATAATTGTAGCATCAATTCAAATGGACACTAAAGAGAAGCCTTTTGAAAATATAAAGAATATACTTCCTTGGGCAACTAAAATAGAAATTTGCCCTGCTGTATGTACAATGTGTAATGAAGATGCGTATTTTACAGAAGCATTATTTGATATTGAAAATGCTACGCAAGAAGAAAAAATTGGCGGGAAAAGTATGTATGAGCCAAGATGTGCAAAGCACCTTTCAGGATTTTCAATTTAATGAGTTCTATTGATCGACCGTCGTGGGATAGTACGTGGATGAAAGTTGCAGAAACGATTGCACTAAGAAGTCACCATTCAGAGTTTAAAGTAGGAGCACTTATTGTAACGTCAGATAATACACAAGTTCTTTCTTTAGGGTATAATGGTAATGCAGCAGGAATGTCAAACGTGCCTCAATCTGAGAAACCTGGCTGTAGTGGTTTGCTGCATGCTGAAATAAATGCTTTGCTTAAGCTTGATTATAATAATCCTAAAGACAAAGTCATGTATTTGACATTGAGTCCTTGCGAGATGTGTGCAAAAGCTATTATTAATAGTGGAATAGATAAAGTAGTATATAAAGAGAAATATAGAGATGAAACAGGAATTAATCTATTACGAAAAATGAACGTTTCTATAGAGAAATATATTATTGATGAGGAATAGTTTAATATTAAAAAACAATTCTTAATATATAGTTACTATAAAGAAATACAAAGTATAAGAGGATTGTTTCATGAATATTAAAATGGCAGACTTTTTGTTTGAAGATGAAAATAAAGAAGCTGAAGGCCAGGGCTTAGAAGGTCAAAGTGGAAGTAATCAATCTAAAGAAAATGATGCTGACAAGGACGGCAGAGCGAAATTTAGATCTAAAATAAGTGATGAAAAGTTATTTAGTAAAGACAATCCTGAGTTAAAACTTTCAGAATTAAAAACAGTTGCTGTAAAAATTGTTGATGTTATTAATAGCTTAAATCCAAATATAGAAAAAAATCATGATTTTCATAAAGAACTTGAGAGCATTGAAAGTGCTGAAGACTTGAGTGATGAACAAAAAACTCAAATAAAAAAAATACATAATGCTGTTAAAGATTCACCTTTAGGATTGTCAACAAAGCAGTTTTTAATGACTTTATTTAAGAGAAATTTAACTGCAGGTCAAACTGGGAAAATAGGAAGAGTACATTTAAACCCTCTACAACTTGTCAAAGGTGCAGGACAGATAGAAGGTGGGACGCCTGCTGACATTAAAAAATATGAAAACTATAAAATGTTTTTTGGAATGTTGGCAAATCAAGATTCAAAGCCTATTATGTGCAATGGTAAAATTGTTATCATGGCGATACCAGCTTTTGGAGAAAATTGTTTAGAAGCAAAACAACTTTATGACATAACTTATCCGGGAATGATTACAAAAGAGGCTCCTGTAGCGGGAATAGTATCTCAGGTTTACTTTGGTTTAGCAACAAAAGAAACTCTAGATCTGATGCAGACAAGTCCTGTGCGTGCAATAGGAATAATGAATACAAAAGTCATGCAATCAGAAAGCTTTGTCTATAGAAATGGAATCTCTTCGTTGTTAAACGAAAACATTCTGATTGAATCGAACCAAGGTGTGGGTATTGGCTTGCCATTTATTTCATTGGATAAAGAAGAAGAAGAGCCAACAGAAGAATCTAAAGAAGACGCTGAGAAAGACGCTGCTGCTAAGGCTGCTGAGAAAGAAAAGAAAAGTGATGAAGATGCTCCAGGCAAAAGCAAACTTGAATATGACAAAATCTATAGTTTATTTGACGATTTAAACAATCTGCATGATGGTCCAAAAAAGAAAAAAGAAGCTGCTAGAGTATATACTATTTATGCTTTAACAGCATTAGCTTGCGCTGAACATGAAGGTGCATACAGTAAGGAAGAAGTTGACAGAATAATTGATAGTACAACCAACTTTAGACAATTGTTTACAACTTTATCTAGTAAGTTCCATCCTGATAGAAATAAAGCAACTTGGGCTGAAGATATCCAAGTAATACTTCAATATTTAAATGAAAAATCATATAGACAAACACCTGGAAATTATGAATTTAAAAAATCACTTTTTGAAGCTTTATATGGTGTTAGAGACACTGATAATGGTCATCTTTTTATTAAAAAAGCAGAATTTAAGGCTGCAATGGATAAAGTCAGAAGTAGTTATGATTCTCATATAAGAGCTTCAGATGTCTTAAATTCAGCAGAACAAGCTGTACCGGGTGAGATCGATGCTGAAGGTGAGCCCCTCGACGACGAGACCGATCGCGATCTTTTGGAAGTTATTAGTAGTTTTATTAGTTCAGTTAAAGAAACAATTAAAAATCAAGAAATTGAAAATGGAAGTATTGAAAAGTCAGAAGTTCTTAGTGGTATTGAAGCCGGCTTCTTCATGACAGATATTCTTGAATCTCATAGAAGAAGAAGAAATGGTGTTGACGAGTCTGTCCTCTACAGTGATATTGAAGATCTTCGAAACGAGTTAAATGATCTTAGAGATCAAGTAGAGGTCATAGAGGTAGATGGTGAGACTCCTCAAGAAGCAGCTGCTGAAGAGAGAAATATTGCAAAAGTAAAAGCAAAAGCAAAAGCAAAAGTAAAAGAATTTGAAAAATTGCCTTTGCCCTCGCAACTCAATGCTTTACAACAAAAGGTTAACAATTGGAATGATATATTTAATTTAGCTGATGGTTTATTTTCCCAGGATGATGCTGATGAGATCTTTGAGTTCGATTTTGAAGATTCATCTGATGAAGAGGCCGAAACAGAAGAAAGTCGTGATGATATTGACTTAAAAAAAGAGTTCGGCGTAGAATACAATGTTTTCTATGAAACTTCTGATTTCAAAGAAAGAATATTAAAATTTATTGATAAAGATTATAATGGCAAAGGCAACCCAGAATTTCAATATAAAAATTGGGACAAAAACTTTAAGAAAACAGGTTTCATTATAATTAGTCCTTTATCTGATGAGAATCAAAGTGCGCTTATTAGTAATGTTGCAGTTCCTTGTCAAATGTTTAATATTTTTAATTTCAAACAAGTCTTAGAGAATAGTGGTAGATTGCCAAAATTTCACATGGAGATGTCAAAAGACAATGATAATCCGCGATATAAATACGGACATTCAAGTAAAGGTAATTTAGGAATAGGCGGCAAAAACCGACGTCGCGCAAATCCTCTGACCGCTGATTATTGGAATAGTATGTCTAGAATAATGTTTTTTGACAATACTGAATATGATGAAGGTACAACAGAATTTGAGAATATTTATTATGCTTTAAATGAAGCTTATCTAGTAAATAAAGTAAAAGCAGCACCAGAAAAAGTATCAGATTCAGAAAGTCAAGAAAAAGATACGCCAAACATAGAATATAATAAATTAATTAAAAAACAAAACCCTCTATCTAAAGATTTCGTAAGAAGGGTCTTTGGTAACGTTGGGAATAGTGTAAGTAGATACTTTAATAATAAAAATCCTGATAAGCTCAAAGACATAGTTAAACTTGAAAATAACTCAGGCTATATTTATTTTAAGTTTGATAGGAGGGGGACGACGAAAGTGCCACATGGTTCACATTTTGTTATTATACACAAAGATGAAAGCGGTAATGTTTACGCATATGATCATAGTGGAATATCTCGAGATTATCCGGATATCAAGGTAATGAGAAAAAATCAAACATTTGACTCGCGATGGCAATACAATCAAGTATTTGAACTTGATTGGAGGGATACTGACACTGCCATGTTTTTCAGGTCTTCAAACGATGATAGTAATTTTGGTGATGTTTTTAAAAAAGTACATGAATTACTTAATGAAAAAGAAGAAACAACTGATAGTGAAGAAACAACTGATAGTGAAGAAACCAGTGATAAAGACTACAATCCTGTAAAAGAATTAGAAGAAGGTATTGGCAAAAAAGATATAGAGAAATGTAAAAAAGCGCTTGAGCATGAAGTAGATGGAGAAAGGGTTGTAACTAAAGATAATGTTACAGATATTATAGGAAATGACTATAGTTTTCTTAATTATTTAGATGATGAATCTATTAAAGCAGTTGTTAAACATAGGAATGAAGCTGAAGGGGGTCAATACGACACTATTCAATTTGGAATGTTTTTAGGTGGTTATTGCAAGGATGAACCTAAAATTGCAGAAAGCATATATAAAAGAATACATGCAGCTTACCTTGATAACAATTTAGAAGCTAAGGTTTCACAATTTAAAAAAGAATATGAAAATCAAAAGAAAAATGCAAAGCCATGGAGTGGAGCATGGGGAAAAGTTAAAGAGTCAATAGCAAATGTTGTTCATATCAATGATTTTAGTTTTAAAGAAGGTGCACAATATGAATTTGCAAAAAGAAAAGAAGATAGAAAAAAAGCTTTAGACCTTAGTGTAGAAGATTTACGTATCGCGTTTAAAGAAGGTAATGTTGATAAACTGAATGATGTTTTAAAACAATTTGATGATGATAAAAAATTAGATAATTTGAAATATTCAATTAATGTGTTTAATAAAGATATACTTTCATTCTTAGATGACAGAACTGTGCAAACAGCATTAAAAGAAATCAATAAGGAAGACATTGTTCACTACTCTTTTTATTGTGCAGAAAGCTCTAAGCAAAAAGCATTTAAAAATATATCACAGCGTGCGGCTGAGATGCTCAGAAAAGATATAGGACTTATAAAAGGAGATAAAGTAACAAGAGGAGATGGCGAAGGAAATGGGCGACCTAAAGATAGTGTAATAGAAAAATCCACTGAAAGTATTGTAGACGCAATATCAGCGTTGATCATCTCTGGTAATTTTGCATTTGATAAAAATCATATTGAATCTATTGCTTCTAAAGAAAAAGAAAGTGGTTCTAGAACAGGTTCTTATGAAGATTTTAAAAGTGACATGGCAGAAAGTTATGGCGTCTCTGCAGAACACGTTGATCTTTCAAAAGCTGTTGCATCTTCTATTTTTAAAAATATAGACTCTGATTTAAAAGATGAAAAAATAAACGATGTAATAATAGAACATATCATAAAAGACATTTTAAAGACCAGCAAAGAATACAAAGAAAGTAAAGAAGAGTTCACGGTTGATGAAGATAAAGATGATAAGTTAAAGAGCTCTTTTAAAGACTATTTAGAAAAATCTGGTATTGAAAACGAATCTATTAAAAAAGATAACCTTAAATCTATTATACTTTGGTTATTTTCTAACCACATTCATGGCAGTGGTAGCCCAAACAACGTTAATGATGAGTATTTTAAACCTGAAAATAAAGATAAATTTATTAGTGAGATATTTAAAAAATTTAACATTGAAGATTTAGTAAAAGACGTTAAAAGTGTTATTGATGAAGATGGCTTTTTAACTGTTGATAAAGACAGTGAAGAATTAGCAGAAAAATATCAGAAAAAGTTTGGTCCTACTAATTGGAAAAAGTTTAGGATATACGCTTACTTTAACAACAAAAAAAGGCTTGCAAGATTAATATCAGAAAACAATAATCTTTATAAGCAAAAATTATTATCAAGAGCTATATTTGACTTTGACGATAAAGCAGCAATAAAATTATTTGAAGCAGATGCATTATCTGCTGATGGTGCTTTTAGACATCTTAGTTCAAAAGCTAAAAATCTTGCATCAAAAGCAAAACAAAGGGTAATGTCAAAATATGGAGAAACTTCTTCTGAAACTTCTTCTGAAACTTCTAGACCAGATTATAGACACAAGCCTCTTGATGAAAAAGAAGTTGAAGAATACTTGAAGTTATCGATCATGTCGTATTTAGGTATTAGTAGTGAAGAAGTTAAAAAGCCTCTAGGCTGGATGTCTTCTATAGATGATACAGATCCTGAAGGGGAGCTTAGTCCTGAAGAAGCTCATAATCTTAATCAAAAGAAGATTAAAGCTTTATGCAAATTAACAATTGAATCAACTTATAAAAGCTTAGTTAAGCAAGAATGGAAAGCACGTACTTCAGACGAAGAGAACATACGAAAAGATAAAAAGAGTGAAAGAAAGCAGTTCTACAAAGAAGCTGGTAACTTAGGAAAGTCTTTCGTAGGCGCTGGGGTATTTGCTACAGCAGCATTTGCTCCTTGGGCAGCGCTACCTTATGCAGCAGGTGCAATGATTTTTCAAAATGAGCTTGGTGCTGCTTCAGGTTTTGGTTTTAAAGCTATAGCAAACTACTTTGACGAAAAACATGACGGAGAAGATGTTAGTAAAAGAAAAGAATCTATACAGAAAAAGCTAGAAGAACTCGGATATGATGTTGACTTAAAAGAAGAGGTAGACAGATTATATGAAGCTTACAATGACATAGTTAAAGAAATGTCTCAGGATAAAGAGTCTGCAGAGGGTGATACTGAAACCTTGCAGGCTGGATATTACTTGCATACAAATTCTTTAAAAAGTTTGCTTTTTGAGGATTCTTCTAGCAAAGAAGAAACTAAAGCTTCAAAAGGAAAGAAGAAAAATCTTGTTGAAATCGATGAACAAGATGTAATGGAAATCATAAGAGGATCTGGCCTAGAGTTATTTTCAGCTGAGTTTAATAGCGAAAAAATATACAATAACTTCATGGAAAAACTAAATGGTATGCTTAGAAAGTATGCTAACATAACAATAAAGAACATTAAAAAGAAAAGTATAACTAAGACTTTAGCAGCTGAACATGCAAATAGTCTTGTAGATCCTGATGCTAAAAGAGGGCAAGCTGCTTCTCCTTTAATTGATATGATTATGCGACAGATTGGCGAAAGTGATGATGCGACTTCTGTAGCACTGGCTAATGTTATAAATAGTTTAAATCACAGCGGGTCAGATGCAGGTAGATTATTAATATTAATGATGATACTAAACCCAGAAGGATTTACACAAATGGCATCAAAAGCACAATCTTCAGGCAATAGAGATAATATGATGTCAAATATTCTAGGTGCTATGGCTGAGGCTCCTGTTCCGAATGCAAGTCAAACAGTCGAAGAAATAAAGACAGAAGGTCCTGCTGAAGTTCCTGCAAAACTCAAGGTCTCTGCTAAACAAATGAAGGCTATAAAAGGAGTTGTTGAACATATTAGAGTTAATTTTAAGAAAGAATACTTAACCGACAAAATTCTTGCAGATGAAGAAGCTGAGAGTGTCATTGATGACTTAATAGAAGTTAGTGATAATCAACAGGATAATCAACATAATGCGTGTCATATAATTGAAAATAAAATTTTTAAAAAACATTGTATAGAAGACGATAACATGACTGCCTTTAAAGACTTATTGTTTGCTAAAACAATTATCAACTTAATATTCCTAGAAGGACAAGATTACAACGTTGAAGAGATTAGTTTAAAAATGATTCTTAAAGCGCTTAAAAGAGATAACGATCATCGTAACATTTCTGACTTTGAACATATGAAACCCTTTGCAAAAGACTTTAACAATCTTATAGGAAATGTATTTAAGATATTCAGCATTACTACCCAAAGTAGTATACCTGTAAGTGTTAAATTTAGTGATCTTTTTAAAGATACAGCAAACTGCAAGTTTATAAAAGCTTCAATAAATAGCAATACAACTATTAAATTAACTGAATCGTTTAGAAGAAGAGATGTATTAAGAAGCAAGAGTTATATTGCAGGTAGTTTAAGTAGTTTATTATTTGAAGATTTTAGTGGCAAAAAAGAGAGAAACATCAACAAAAAAGATGATAAAATAGATTTAAGAAAAGAATGGTTAAAGTTGTGGGATATTTAAATTTAGTTTTTGGAGTTTTAGATGAAGCTTAATAGTGAATTGATGTTAAAGTTATTAAAAGAAGAGTATGATAAGAGGCTAGACTATTATCTTAAAGAAGTAGAGACTAGAGCTGAGCATAGTCAAGAAGACGCAGAGTTAGTTAATAATGCTCGTGGGTTGAAGCTTAAAGATAGAGCAGGCTTTTTATATACTTTGTTTGAGATCATTAAAGACGAAAGTGGCAAGATATTTGCTTTGCTTATTCCGCCTGGAGAAGGTGATGATGAAATGATAGGGCCTGCCTCAACACGTTTGCATGACGATTTACCCGCTAGCGATCATGAATTAGAAGACATGCAGTTCTCTGAAGAGCCTGAATATATTTATTCGGGAGTCAATGAAAACGAAGATACAGCAGAAGAAAATAAAAAAAGTGTAAAACAAAAGTCAGAAGCTTCAAGCAAAGACGTCAAAGTAAAAGACGATGGCATTAGAGAACCAAATCCTGATGCAGCAAAGAAAAAGTCATTTAAACCAGACGTTTCAGCGCAAGTCAAAGAATATGAAGAAGTTAATGACATGATTAAAGTAAGTCTAGAAGAGTTAGAGAAAGAGTTTTCACTATGAGCAACTTAGAAGATATTATCAATAAAGCTATAGAAGCTACTTTAGAAGAAAATGGTATTAACAATCATAAAAGCAAAAATGTTTTAACAGAAGAAAAACAGAAAACAAATAGAACCATATCTGAAGCTTATGTGACGCAAGCTGGTTCATTTGATTTACAAACTGAACTTTTATCTTCTAAGACTAAGAAAGCACATAAAGAGCTTTTGGATGGTTATGTTAAGAAATTAAATAAGATCTCTTCTGAACTTGATGGTGTTGACAAGTCAAGTGCTAATCTAAATAGCTCTCAGTTTCGAAGCTTAAAGATTGATGAAACTTATAATCATAATGCAGCATTTTTGCACGGTCTTTACTTTGAAAACATAAGTGATCTAAGTAGCAATATTACAATGGACTCACTTGTCTATATGAGATTAGCAAGAGACTTTGGTTCATTTGACGCCTGGCAAGAAGATTTCGTTGCATGTGCACTTTCAGCAAGAAATGGCTGGGCAGTAACTTATTTTGACATGCATCTTCAGAGATATATGAATACAGTCATTGATTTGCATAGTCAAAGTGTTATGACAGGAATGTTTCCTGTTGTAGTTATGGATTGCTGGGAACATAGTTATTATAGAGATTATCTTAAAGATAGAAAATCGTATGTTTTTGGTATGATGAAAGAATTAAACTGGTCAGTTATCGAAGATAGAGTTAAAAAAGCTGATAAGATATCTAAGGTTTTAAGAGGTTAACATGAATAAAAAGTTTAGTAATAGTGTTTATAAAAGCTTGTTAGAAAACACTGCTTTGAGTCTTAGGCTTTTGCTCGAAGAAGAAGATAAAAAAGAAGATGAAGATCCTTTTTCAATGCCAGAAGATAATGAAGACGAAGAATCAGCTGGGGAACAAGAAGGTGGTGTTGAAGCTGACGTTGGTGATTTAGATGTTGTTAAAGATGACTCATCTGAAGATGAAGATGAAAGCGTAACTAAAGAGCAGTTTAATCAGCTGCTTGATGATCTGAGCATGATAAAAAGAATAATTCTAGGTACACAGGATCCTGATTCTGACGGAACTGAAGAGGGAACTGGATCTATAGAAAGCCATATTTCTTACGGCATTTCAGGATTAAGTGAATCTGACGTATCTAGAAAAAACAAAAATCTAGTGAGAGAATCTTATATGAACATCTTTAAATCTTTTTTGTTAGAAGAAGATGACAAAGATGCAGTAGATGCTGTTGAAGCTGAGATTGATGATTTAGACAGAGTTCTAACAAAAGGTACAGAACTTGTAGATAAGTTTAAAAAAGGAAACGAAGTTGACATAGAAAAATATGTGAATGTTTCTTTGAACGCATTTAAGAATTTTGACAATTTATTCTCAAAAGAAAGTATTGTTAAACAAGCAACTATAAATGTATTAGTATTGAATAGTGGAGCGAAAGCAGAAGAAAATATATCTAAATTCAAAGAAAGATTTCACGAAGAGCTAAGTAAACAGTTTGGAATTAACTATGAAGATCAAGTACTTGTTTCAGATAAAACTTCAACAGCTTCTGGAGCAAAAAGTCAAGGGTGATATAAGTTTTGAAGTCTAAATCTTCTAAAAGCAAAAGACAAATAAAAAAAATTGTCAACAACAAAACAGTTCACGTTGAGATTCCAGGATCTATACACAAGAAACTGAGAGCATTGTTGTTCTTAAATGAAATGTCTATGCAAAAGTTTTTCTGCTTGATGGCAGAAAAATACATAGAAAAAGATAATCATATACATTCTCTTGTAGATGAGCGAGTGAATGAAATAAAAGACAACAAGCTTAGCAAACTTAGAGATATTGAAGAGAAAGATTTGTATAATGTTATTGAAGAAAACTCACCTTTTAAATAAAACTAAAAAGTTTTTAAAAGTTTTAGACGAAGTATCAAAAAATCAAGAAGAAATCTCTATTCTTAAAAAAGAAATAGAAGCTTTAGTGTTAGCTAAAAAAGAAGACAAAGAAAAGATATCATCACTAAACAATATTGTAGAAGAACTAAAATCTCATAATAAAGTTATTGTCAATGACATAGTAGTAATTTCAGCAGCACTTAAAGATTTATATACTATACTATTAAAAGAATATGGGTATGATGAATTTAGCTTGATAGAGTTCATTAATTCAAAAAAGAAAAAAATTGATTATCATTAGTATGATATTTAGTTATTGTTAAATAATTAAATAAAAACAAGGTAATCAAAATGAAGAAAACTAGTGTAGATAGCTTAACTAAGTTAGCTAATAATCTTTTGTTTGAAAATATTGCTGGACCAGTTGGTGACTCAATGTATGTTAATAATAGCAGAATGGGTCAATACGATACTCCCGGGCCTCAAACAAAAAACGACGATCTAAGAGATGAAGAAGAAGAAAAAGCTTTTATACCTGTAGTTCCTACTGAGGTCGTTAATAATCAATCATTGATAAATGTTAATTATGATAGAGGAGACAAAAGCTTTATGCCCGACAATACTACAGAATTATCGTCAGCGTTAGCAAGTGAGTTCTCTGATTTAGGTATTAATGATCTTACAATAAAACAAGTAAGAAAAATATGGAAAAGTTTTAAAAAAATAGTTGACGAGGTCTAGAATGAAAAAAATAAAAAATAGAGTTAACAAGCTTTTAGAATATAAAAGCAAAGTGTATAAAAGAAAATACTTTTTGCTTTCAAAATTTTCTAATACTAACATTAACAAAAACAAATATATGTTAGAAGAATTTAATTGCTATATAAAAAGCTTAAACAATTCCGAAGGTTTGTTTCCCACGGAAGTTTCAATTGTTGATCTTTATAAAAGGCAAGTTTTCAATGAGACTAGATCAGAAAAAATAGCAGAAAAGCTTTCTTGTAATTTGATTAAAGAGCTAAACTTAAAAATAAGCAAAAGAATTGTTAACAAAAAAGATGCTGTAGAAAGTCTTTTAGACGAAGTCAAGATTAATAGTAATAAATTAAACAAAAAACTAGAAGAGACTCTTTTAAAGTCTATAAAAATTAAAAAATCAATTCTTAGTGAAAGCTATGGCAAAGAAGATAATGTTGTTGACTTAACAGATATGTTTGACAAAACTAATCCAGATGACGAAGATTTATCATCTATAGCAGGAGAAGATAGTATTGAAAGTGAAAGCGATGAAATTGTTGACATAGACTATAAAGACAATGATATTGTTGCATACTTTGGAGGTAAAGATCCTAGAAAGTTTAGTAAAAAAGACTACAAGTCAATGTTTGATATTGAACCAGACAGGAACTATCATTCTGAAATAAGTAAAATTGTTAGAAAAATTAGTGGTGATCTTACTCCAGAACAGACTAAAGATATTAAGAATATGAGATCCATGGTAAAGGGATTTCCTGTAAGATCAGCTGAAGACAAGGTTGATCAAATTGCAATTGAAGCAATCAGTAGAATGTCTATCGAAGCAAGAAAGAAACATTTTATACTTGACAAGATGTATAGAATGCTAAGCGTACAAACGGGATCACTAAAGTTTTTAGGATTAAATGAAAAAGAAAAGCAGCGACATTTAGAAAAACTTTCTAGTACTAAAATGGGTAGTCAAGAAAGAAAAGAAAAATTAGCAAGTATTCATAATAAAGATTCTGAAATTAGAAAATACATTTCAGGCTCGACAGAAGATTTAGATTTTGTTAAGCTTGATAGATCTGAAGGCGCTGATGAATATAAGCGGAAAGGAACGTTTGTAACATCTGGAAGAAGGAGTAGAAGATCTAGAGGCGGATTAATGTCGCAAGAAGAAATTAAATCTTTTGACAAAGAAATACAAGATATTTTATTAAAGCACGACTATGATCTTGAAGATGAGATTTTAAGGCTCGACGACTTACTTGATATTGCTAGAAGACTTTTTAATGATCCTATTAAGTTTAGACAGCTAACAATTGATTTAGACATAATGTTTGGAGACAATCAATCATCTTCTAAAATTAATCCTTTATCTCAAAGCGAATTTGAAGAGTATGAATCTGAAAATTTGAGAATTGATAGAGAGCTTGATGATGAAGCTTCATCATCGCTAGAACAAGACAGAAATGAAGTGATCAACGTTACTCAAGCTGCATATTCATCTCTAGATGAGCCTGAGATTATGCTGACTGAGCTTGAATACAAAGAGTATCAAGATCAAATGAATGATCTAAGAAATAGAATTGCTGAGCTAAATAAAAAATTGGAAGCAACAAAGCCTAATGTATTTGCTAAATTTGAAACAGATACTCAAGGTAATGTTATTATTGAAGATTTAGAGGACGTACCTGCAGAAGGCTTAACATCTGAAGAAGCTAGAGAATATGAAGACATTGTATCTAAACTAACTAAAAGCATGAAGATAACTGTTATAAGCTTAGATCAAAAAGGTAAAATTTACGAAGAGTTATATAACAATGCAGCTGCAACTCCAGAAGATTATGCTAAATTCATGAAAAGATTTGGTTTAAAGGAAAAAGCTGGTCCTCAAAAGTATAGAGATATAGGTATGCAAACCTATGGCGAAATGACAGGAACATCAGGCCCTAGGCAGTATTCACTTAAAGCTTGGTTTAAAGGAAACCACTATTCGCTTTCTATTCCAGAAAAATCTGAAATATATTCTCAGTTAGCACAAAAATGGTTTGATACTTTAACTACTCTTGACCTTATTCATGACGAAGCCTTTAAGCTTCCAGGATCTCCGGAGATGAAAAAGCTCGTTAGGTTTTTCGATGAGATGTCTAGATATACTACATCCAAGGGCTTTGAAAGATACTTTGATGACAAAGGTGATGAAAGTGAAAAAGAAATTGTAAGAGAAAAAATAAATTCAGCTTGGCGTTATGCAGGAAGCGAAAACAACAATGAATTTTATGAAGCAATTAAAAAGCTAGAAGAAGAAGATTCTCAATTTAAGAAGTATGCAATATTAGATTGTTTAACATCGGGAAATTCTTCGTTTAGAGTATATGCTACTACAATGATGAAAGAATTTTACAATAAATATATTTGGAGTAGCGTTGAAGAAGAGTTGACTTTCGCAATAAGAGATTATTTTAAAGCGCATACAAAAGGAGGGAAAATAGGTACTTCTTTAGCAAGAAAGAAAATAGACCCAAATACAGGCAAAGAGCTGTCAAAAGCAATAAGACTAAGAGACATACCTAAAGATGAAGGTAAAGATTTGTTTGGTACAATAATAAATGTTACCATGAATAGGTCTGGTTTACCTAGCGCTGAGTCATATAAACAAGACAAAGATATGAATACACAGAAGTATCAAAGAGACTACATTTCAGGTAATATCAATAACAAAGGAGACTTTTTGGCAAAGATAAGAAGTTTTAATTCTGATCACCCAAAATTTAAAATTATGAGCAAAGATGGTAGTGAATTTGGAAGTGATGATGTTGATGATTTGCTAGATGATATTTTTGACTCAAATGGTATTATTGGTAGGTCTAAGGTTAGGATGATGCGCATGTCAAAAGGTTCATCTAAAGAATTCGTTGCATTCTTGTTTGATTACGAAGAAGGACGTCATGATGAGATTGTTATTAACTCTTTAGCAATTAGTAAAGTATTAAGAAGAGGCGCTGATCCGTTAAATATTAAAATTTTTAAAGAAGTAGGCAAAGATACATTTAAAGCATTTAGTAAATATAAGAAACAGTTCGCACCTATATTAAAATCAAAAGATTTTGCAGAGTATCTTGAAGATGAATTAGGACTTTCTACTATTGACACTAAAAGCCCTGGCTCATCAAAACCTGAGTATGTGACTTCAAAGTATTCTCTATAGAATAGGTAGAAAATGTATTTACAAAATATTATGTCAAATTATTTAAATGAAAATGCTAAGACATTTTCTGTTGAAAATCAATTCAAGCCTTTAAAAGTATCAAAAGATACTTGGGCATATGAGGAAAAAAGAGTTATCAAATCTTATGTTTTTGAAAAAAGAAAATTTCTAGAAGCGTTTATAATACAACTAATAAAATTCAATAGAGAGACAGATGCTTCTATTGAATTCAGAGTTAAAGAAATGAAAGTCGGCTGTATAATACACGCTTTATCTCCATCGATATCTGAAATTGAAATTGAAGCTGCGAGAGACATAGACAAAATAAAAAAAGATGTAATGTATTATTATGCAGATAAACAATGAAATAATAAAAGAATTAGAAAAACAAGAACAAGTTAACGAAAACTCTTTGCTTCTAAGTGAAGATTTAGAAGAATTGTTATATTCTGATTCTGATATTGAAGTAAATCGAACCAATAATCCTTATGTTTATTTTCAAACTAAAAATGAAGTATTTAAAGCTAAGTTAGTTAATTATCAAAAAAAAGACAGACAAGAAATTTTACATGTTTTGTCAAACATATCTTGTTTTAATTTACTAGATAGAAATTTAATAGATAAAGTCCACATAGAGTTTGACGAAGATAATTTTAAAGAAATACTGTGTAGTTCAAAAAAAATTAATTATAAAATAAAACTATGTGAGTCAAATATTTATTTACTAAAGATAAAGATTAAGGATGTATAAAATGAATTTTGAATTTGATAAGTTTGTTAAAGATATAGAGAAGAGACAAGTTAAAGAAAAAAAGAGTAAAGAAAATAGTCAGAGTATCATAGACCATGATGAAGCTAGAAGACTTAGGGATAGTATGTATCAAGAGAGATGGCAAAATAGAATTGTTTGGGAGAACAAGTAATGGACTATAAGCTAATAGAAGAGTTTAATGGTATACTTGAAAACTCTTGGAAGCAAGAAAGAGAAGAGTTTATTAGAGATTCTAGAGAAATGGGTTTTAATCACGAGCTATCAGAAGAACTAAACGAAGATGATGTTGAAGAAGAAGAAGAAGATTCTAGAAAAGAAGCCTCTATTAAAGATGAAGAGTATGAAACAGGTGACGAATCCCCTTCAACACTAACCCTTTCAGATGCATTAGACTATGACAGAGTAAAGCGAGACTTAAATCAATTTAGAGCTTCACATTCCTTGTCAGACCCTGAAGTTGACTCAGAACTTAAGAATTATTTTGATAGACTTAGCGAAGATGAAAAAAAGATTCTTTATGTCTTTGTTAAAGGCTTAACTCAAGTAACTCTTTTAGATGTTTCTGGCAAAACTGCAAACGTGCCTTCAGATATGAAATTCCAAGTAACAAAAAAAGGTTCAGCAACTAGTGAAAAGCTCAAGTCAAAAGCTCGAGCCCAAGAGCTTTCTGTTAACTTAGATGATGAAGAAAAAATGCAAGACTTGACAAATCAACCTATTGTCATAGGTGATAAAACAAAGCAAAAAGAGTCTATACAAGAAATAATTAAAATAGTTAAAGAGAATGCCTAAGTTAATAAAAGTACTTCATCCTTATGAATTTAAAAATATCAATACTGTAAGTGACTTTTTAATATTTTCAAAAAATATATTTAGAATAGTCAAGAAGAACGGCTGCTATGAAAAAAAAGACGGCATTTTAATTCCCTTAAGATGGTCTAAAGAAAAAGAATCGTGGGTTGTTGATAGAGGCACAGACTTAAAGAGAGACATTGAAGGAATAAGCTTAGATAATATTGACTTGTTTTTTGCTAAAGAAGAAATTATCTATAAGGCAATTGTTTTTATTTTGAACTCTGTTAAACAAAATAACGAGTTTAATATTATTGCTAATAAATTTAACTTAGTTAAAAACGACACTAAATTCATTGCATTTGAGTATACTAATAAAACAACTAATATAATCGATAATAAAATAGAGACTGCATATCCTATAGGATTGTTTGAATTCTGCCAGACAAAAAAAAGAAAAGGTCGATACAGTAAAAATAATTCTGAGCTTATTGATAATTCACACAAAGTATTAGAAATGATTTGTAATACTAATAAAGAAAACTTTGCAATTCTTGATGTTCTTACACTTAAAGAAAGCTATACTTCTTCCTACAATAGTTTCTTAAGATATATAATAGAAAAAGAGTATAACTTTAAATCAAAAGATACAGATATTTTATTGTCTTTTAAAGATATACTTGAAGAAAGATGTCTTGATATAACAAACAACTTTAGAATTAAAGAAATAGTAAAAGCTATTAATGATAAAAATATGTCAAATTACTTTTTTAGGAAAAACAAAAAAAATATTATATCGCTGTTACTAAATGTTATACTTGGTGAGTTTATCAAAAAAGAATTAGAAATTGAAGAGTCAGAAGGTGTTGTTATTTGGGACAAGTTTTCTAGAAGCTTTATAAAACTAACAGGTAGCTTTTTACTAGTTGAGAAAAAAAGTTTTAATGAAAAAATAGAAAAAGAAGAAGAATATAGTTTAGAAAATATTCCAATTTTACCAAGGACTTTTTAATGTTTAGCAATATAGATGACAATCATAAAGATAAAATAATTGAATTAATAGAAGAGCTATTAGAGTTTTACAATGATGACGACTGGATTATCTTAAAAAAATATCTACTAAGATATCTACACCCAGATATTAGAAAATATTTTTCAACAAGACACAGTTATACAAAAAAACACAGTCTTAATGAATTTGAGTCATCTTTAATTAAATATATAAGTACAGAGTATAATCACTATCTAGAACTTAAAGAAAAAGATAGACATAAAGATGGAGATATTTAGATATGAATATGAAAAAGCTGATAATAAAAGATAAGAAAGCTAAGTTTCTAAATGAAAATTTTACATTTGATCAGATAAAAGATGTTTTTGGCTTTAAAGAAATAACAGCAACTTTGAGTGATGTATTAAAAGTAGTCAGCGCAAATATAAAATATGCTATTGAATTTGTTTTATCTTTTAGATCTTTAAGTATAAAAAAAATACATCAAAACATGAAACAAGCAGATGCTAAATTTGCTAGAAGAGTAAGAAATGCTATGAGGAGTATTGACAGGACAAGTGAATCTTTATCTAGTGGGTCTTATATAAATGAAGCTTTTTTGTTTGCTGCTCCAGAATATGCAATTGTAGATAACTTTAGAAAAAGTGTTGATGATGCTGGAGGCATGAGATATTTTTTGCAAAGTGAAGATCAGAATTTGTATGTTGGTAATCTAGTAGATGATGTCTACTCTTTTTTTGAAAAAGGAACAGAAAAGCTGGTTGAAAAAGATTTCTGGAAAGATAGCGAAAGCTCAAGTAGCGAAAGCTCAAGTAGCGAAATACAAAATAAAAAAAACAAAAATTTAGATAATGAGCTAGAAAAAATCAATAACATGATAAGAGAAAGCTACGGTCTGAGAGCGCTGAATGCAATTAGAGATTTACAAGCTGATAGAGTTTCAAATAAAGACGCAATGAACTTGAAAGTAATATTAGAAAATAATAGAAACTTAACTAAAGAAAGTCAAGCAAAGAAAATAACAGCTTACTTTGAAGGAATGAAAAACAATATAGGCTCAAATCAATTGAGGAAAGATATTAGTATTATTGAAAACAAACTAGTCATATCAAATAATAAGATACTGATAAAAGAAAACAAAAAAAATGCGTCTAGTGCTTATAAAAATTTAATTGCTTTTATTTCAAACGATATCTATAAGTCAAATTTAGATGACATATTGTCGATTTTAAATCCTGTTGAAAGCTTTAGTAGCGACATGCTAAGCAAAAGATTGAAAGAAGATGTAAAAGAATATGAAGATTTAATAGGTTTTTTGTGCATTGATTGTCTTGTTATGCTTTTATCTAAAGAATACGAACAAAACAAAACAAATAAATTTGAAAAATCCTTTCAAATAATAGAAAAAATTGTAGATAAAATAAGTCAAGATAAAGTTAAAAATGATCTGAATAGTGGTATTAATAAAATAAATAAATATCTAGAGAATGCTAAAGAAGAAGAATTGATTCCTACTATAATCTGTTTATTAAAAGAAATAGATAAAAATAATCCAAATATTAATAAAGAGTATATTGCAAAGTTAAATAAGTTTAGTAATAGTAAAGATCAAGATTTTATTGAGTTAAAGAGTTCATTTAAAAAATTATACAAAATATATCAAGATACTAATATAACATCACTAGTAGAAAATTTACAAAAACTTATTAAAGAAAAAGCAGAGAATAGTAAATGAAAAACAAATTTAGCCAGCCAGGAATATTTTATGAAGAGTCAAGTGAAGGTTTAACTAATGGAATTCCATTTATGGAAATAGAAAAAGAAAAAAGCATTCCTAATGTATTGTTTATTGGTGCTGTTCAAGATACAGATGAACAAATAAATGAAAACGAAGTAGTTAAAGAAGTAGTTATACAAAGTTACTTTAATAGTGAAGCTATTAAAAGAGCTTTAGATGCAGAGCAATACAACAAGATTAAAGAAAGCCTAGGATTAACTTTAGTAAAATAAAATTTATAAAATAATAAATTAGTTCTATAATATAAAATAAAGAGGATTAATTATGTATAAAGTTGGTCAAATATTGTATACTCTCATAGAGAATAAACATGCTATCTTTCCAGTTCAAGTAATAGAAGAAGTAACAATTAAAAACTTAGAAAGTGAAACTACTACTTATAAAGTTTTACTTCCTAATAGTAAAAATCAAAAAGTAGATTTAAATAGGTTTGACAAAGTATTTCCTGAGATAAACTCTGCTTCTAATTATTTATTAGAAAATGCAAAAAAAGCCATATCAGACATGCTTGTAAGTTCGAAAAAGTTAGAGGTTAAATTTCTTAAAGGCAATATTGAAAAAGAAGAATTAAAATCTCAAGTTGATATTGTCACGTGTAATAATGAAAAAGAAAGTGTTAAAATTGATTTAGGCGACGGACAATTAGCCAAAGTTAACATAGAAAATATTAGCAATTACTTAGACGAAAACATTCAAGAAGAAATACAAAAAAAAACATGAAAAATATTTTATTGCTTGATGCGTATAACTTGATTTATAGAGCAAGATATAGCGGAATGAACAAAGGAGATAATTCAACAATTTTTAATTTCTTTAGAGGTATTAGACCTTTAGTTGAAAAATTTAATCCTGATGTTACTTACTTTGTTCTAGAGGGAAGACCTAAAAAACGTCTTGAAGTATCACCTGATTATAAAGGGCAAAGAGTTTATACAGATCATGATGGTTTTAATAGGCAGCGAAAAGAAATTATTTCAATTGTAAAAAAATATTTCCCTTTTATTGTAGCTAAGCATGATGATTTTGAGTGTGATGATATTATTAATCATATTGCTGAGAAAAATCACAAAGATGACAATGTAACAATAATATCATCAGATACAGACTTTATTCAAACAATAACAAAGAATATCAAACTCTATAGTCCTGTACAAAAAAAATATCTCGAGTCTACAGACTATGATTATGTGTCTTGGAAGTCTCTTGTTGGCGACAAATCTGACAATATTGAAGGATTTAAGGGTATTGGTGATAAAAAAGCTAAAAAGCTCCTGTCAGACAATACTTTATTAGAATCTTTTTTGTTAAAAGAAAATAATAGTGCTATCTATAAACATAATATGTTTATGATAAAGTTTCATGAATTAGATGAAAACGAAATAACAAACATTAAGCTTTCTAGCTTGACCAATCCTCCAGATTGGTCAAAGTTAAAAGATATTTTTGTTAGTTATGATTTTAGTTCTATGACTAAAAAAGAAAAAACGTGGAATAACTTCATTGATACGTTTAATAACTTAGAAAGGAATATGACATATGTCAGTTGAAAAGGTTTTGCCAAATAATATTTTAGAGCAGCTTAGGTCAAATGGCTTAATATCAAAGCAAGAAGTAGTCATCAACTCAGGAGACATCTATTACGCAAAAGATGTACTGACAAGTGACAAGAGAATTGTAGAAAATGCAATTATTGATCAAATACAAAGTATTACTATTACAGAAAATTCAAACACAAGAACTATTTTAAAAGGTTAATTAATGTCAAACTTAATATATTTTGATGCACAAGCACAAACATCATTAAAAGAAGGTGTAAAGAAACTTTGTGATGCAGTTTCTATTACAATGGGTCCTCGAGGAAAGTTAGTATTAATTGAAAAAAATAACGAGCCTCCTCACTTAACAAAAGATGGCGCGACAGTAGCAAAAAATATAGTATTAGAAGATAGAGTAGAAGATTTAGGTGCTAAGTTGTTAAAACAGGCTTCAGAAAATACTGCAACAGTTGCAGGTGACGGAAGTACAACATCAACAGTGTTAGCAAAAGAATTATATTTCAGATCTTCTCAAGCATTGCAAACAGGAATAGGTTCACCTTCTGAGATTTGTGAGCTGTTAAATAAGAAAGTAGACGAAGTTGTAAGTCTTTTAAAAGAAAAAGCTATTAAGGTATCTTCTAATGATGAGATTAAAAATGTTGCAACCATCAGCGCTAACGGTGATGACTATATCGGAGAACTTATTTCTAATGCAATGTCTGAGGTTGGCACTTCAGGACTTGTAACTGTTGAAAAATCAAAGTCTACAACAACAGAGCTTAAACTCGTAAGAGGTGTAAAAATAGACAGAGGCTATGTTTCTCCTTACTTCGTTAATGATAATGAAAAACAAAAAACTGTCCTTGAAGATCCATTAGTTTTGATTTTATCATGTAAGCTTAATTCTCTTACACAGATTTTGCCTGTCCTTGAAAAGATACATCAGACGGGTAAGCCTCTTTTTGTTATAGCAAATGATTATGACCCTGAAGCTATTCAGGCTTTAATTGCTAATGTTTCTAAAGGTTTGCTACAGATTTGCGCTGTAAGGTCTCCTTTCTATGGCGAAAAGAGAAATCAAATATTAAATGATTTAGCATCAGCACTCGATACAAAAGTAATCTATGATTTAGATGAAAAGTCTATTAGCGACATACTACTTTCAGACTTAGGTGAATGCAAAAAAATAGAGACTTCTCATGACACTTCATTGTTTGTTGAATGTAAATCTACTTCAGACTCTGAAGATCTTTCTAAACAAGTAGAAAAAATGCTGGAAGATAAGTCTATTTCTAAAGAAGAAGAAGTATTTTTAAAGCAAAGACTTATTATTAACAAGGGTGTAGTTGCTGTATTATCAATAGGTGCACATACAGAGTCTGAACTTCTAGAACTTGTCGATAGAATTGATGATGCTTTGCATGCAACAAAAGCTGCAATTGAAAGTGGATTTCTCCCTGGCGGAGGAATTGCTTTAGCAAAAGCAGGAATTAAGTTGTTTGACAAAAGAAGCGAAGAGACTCTTCTAGCAAGTACAGTTTCAAAAATAGTTAGTGATGCTTGTTTGACTCCTTTAAGACAAATCTTGAAAAACGCTGATTTGCCCGCAGATTATATTATTGAAATGATTAAGAAAGTTCCTGACTTTACATACGGTTATGATGTTAGAACAGAAAATTATTCTGACATGATTGAGAAAGGAATCATTGACCCACAGAAAGTGACTGCTACAGCTTTGACAAATGCAGTTAGTGTATGTAATTCACTACTTTCAGTAGGGTGTATTGTTCTTAGTAATCAAAACTATAATCAGGGCGTTCAACTAGTACAACTAGAAGATGATATGTATTAATATGATCTAATGGAAAGGAGCTAGACATGCTTAAGATAGATTTTTTAGACTATGTTATAGAAAGAAAACTCAAAGAAGAAGACTTAATCAAATCACCCAACAATCAGATTCAACTAGAAGTTCCTAAATATTATGATGAGTATGAAGAAAAAGAAAAGAAAAAAGATAGCATAGAACCTAAGCGTGTAATAATTATTGAATTGTAAATATAATAATCAAAAAACAAAAGGAATATAATTGATTAGATTAAATAATGAATATTCTAAAATAATTAAAAACAACCCACTGCTTTCTAGAAAAGAAGAAAAAAAGCTTTCTGAATCTATAAAAAAAGGAGATTCTAGAGCAAGACAAAAATTAATTGAATCAAACTATAGGCTTGCTTTTTCTATTGCCAAGAAATATTACAGACAAGGAATGAATTTTGAAGACTTGCTTCAAGAGAGTAATATAGGTTTAATTAAAGCAGTTGACAAGTTTGATCACACGTTAGGTTATAAGTTTAGTACATATGCTTGTTGGTGGATTAAACAAGCAGCTCTACAGTATTTAAACGAAAGCTCAACAGATATTAAAGTTCCTACTCATTCTAGAATGCTTAATTCTAAAATAAGAAAAACAGCGTTAGCACTTGAAAAAAAGAATGGCAAATCACCTTCGATTGAAGAAATTAGCGAAGAGATAGGCGAGTCAGTTAAGAAAATAAATTATACTTTAAAAGCAAACAAAACAATTCTCTCTATTGATAAAGAGAATTCTGATACTGGTTATAGTATAAAAAACTCTTACAAAGATGACAGTGACTATTCTAATCCTGAAAAGTCTTTGGAAAACAAAGAGTTAAATTCTTTAATAAGAGAAAGTCTTTCTTTGTTAACACCCAAAGAAGAAAAAATAATTAGATTAAGGTTTGGCATCACAGAAGATAAGTTTGATACAGAAAACTTTCCTGTTACTAAAGAAATGGATGAATACTTAAATGAAAAATAAAAAATATGTCACGGTAACAAATCAAGGTTTAGGATTATATGATATCGCAAAGATTATGACAGATGGAGGTGACAAAATGAATCATTCAACTGTAAGAAACATAATCAATAGATCTTTTGTTAAGGTTGCAAAAAATATGACAAAAAATTATAATCTAAAATATTCAGATGATCAAATATTTAATATTGCTAAGTCTCCTGAGTTTCAAGAGTCTATAGTTAAATTATTAGAAAGAAAGAGATTAAATAGCTATGAAGGAACATCATAATATTAATTTTAAGCTTTTTTGTCAAAGAAAAGGTTTTATTTTAGAAAGCTGGATAAAAAATAATCCAAGCTCTACTTTTGAAGACTTAAAAAAACAATTGTTAAATATCAAAGTAATGCCACCTTCACTAGAAGATTTTGAGCTTATCAAGGAAAAGCATGAAATTGTTGAAGAAAAACCTGAAGAAGTTAAAGTTGTCAAAAAAACAAGAAGAAGAAAAGTTAAAAAAGATGAAAGTTGACTTAGTCACAGAGTTTTTTTTAATAAAACAATATGACTTTGAAAATCTTACAGAAAGAAGAAAAGTAGAAGCAATAGAGAATAATTCTAATAATAATTCAGCCAAAAAAGATAATTATAGCTATAATAAAAACAAAGGCAAGAATTATTATGGCAAAAAAAGACGATATTACACTGATTATTGCTAAGAGCTTTTCTAGACAAAAGCTTACAATTGTAGAACAAGAAGCATGTAAAGACTTAAGCATTGTTAAGCTAATATCTGAGCATGGCTTGAACGACATTCAAGCTAAAGAAGTTATCAAATGGTGTTGCATGCATTATGACATTGGCTTCTTGTCTGGAGTAGAAGATGAAGGGTAGAAACTTTGATTATGGCACACAAATGTCAAATTCTAAAGAAGGCGAGATGGCAAAGAGAACGCTAATAAATATGGCAAAAGACTTGTATGATCTTTACATTAACTTAAATGATCATGATGATTTGCCTGAATGGTGCCACTATAAATTAGCTAGATCACAAAATGAGTTAGAAGCAGTTTCAAATTACTTGACTTCTAAAATATACAAGCATTGTTTAGATAGTAATATAGGAATATCTAAATTAACACTTGAAGTGAAAAATACAATTAAAGAAAGACAGGACTTAATTGAGATATCTAAGTAATTTTATAATATTTTCGTTGTTTTTCCTGGGCTGTAGTCAAACAAATCTAGAAGAATCAATTAGTTTAAGCTCAAACAAAAAAAAAGTAGTTGCTGGAGAATCAGTAAAGCTTTTATACTTTTCTCAAAAAAAATATGATTCTGTAGAAGTTTTCTTAAAAAATAAAAACATTTCTATTTCTTACGGGAAAAGAATGTATGATAAAAATTACATTATAAATAGAATAATTCTAAGCAAAGAATCTTTAAATATCGATGATTATTATTTAGAAGCTTTCTTTGTCAAAGGTAGCGAAGTTAGTAGTAAAAAGTTAAATATCACTGTAGAACCTTCTGTAATTATTAATAGCTTTTGTTCTACAAATGAATGCAGTACAACTTCAGGAAATATAGTACAACAAACTATAAACAAATTAAATATAAATACTTATAGATTAGCAGCTACAAAGATCACTTATACAGTTAATACACCTTACACAAATTACACTAGAGTTCATGAATTTAATTCTCCAATTAACAATGATTGGTTAGACAATATTGTTTTTGACAATGTTCCTGTTGGAATATCTTCATATATTGCATCAGTATCAATAGTTGCTGAAGATAGCGAAGGAGATATAGCAGAAAATGTTTTACCGTTCAGAGTTGTTAGACCAATTGAAATTAAACACTTTGGGGAATATGAATTAGCTGAGACTTATATTCCTATTCCAGTTACGGGTTGTATTCCTGGCTCTATAGGAAATAATGTTCAGTATTCTGAATCTGAATCTGAAACAAAACAAAACAGTGTCTCGCTTACTCTTAATAAAAATTGGAGTGATAGTAACTCTTTAACCGAAAACATTGGCAGATCTGAGGGCATTTCAGTTAATGAAACTGAGAATACTGTTTATTCTTCATCACTATCAAGATCTGAGACTAATGGAGAAAGCTATTCTAATTCTGTTTCTAACGGTGAATCTTCTAATATAAGCTTTAATACGTCTGATGGAGAAAACTGGTCTTGGGATATTAATGAATCACAAACACAAGGCTCAGCTAATTCTAATACTAATAGCAGTAACACATCAGTTTCAGGTTCTGTAACAACAGGATTTAGCGGTGAAGGCTCTCTTCCTTTTCTTGCAAAAGCTAGCGGTAAAGTTGAAGTAAGCGCTGGTGTCTCTCGGGGTTGGGGAAACTCAAACTCTTCTACAGAAAGTGAGTCTAATTCAAACTCGAGAGGATATTCTTCAGGAGGAACTACACAAAATGGCAGGACATACGGAAGTGTCCAGAATGATTCTAGAAGTCATTCTTTGAGCGGCTCATATGTTTTATCAAGTTCAACATCAAACTCAATAACAGAATCATCTGGATTATCTTCTGGCAGGGTCTGGAATATGTCTGAGAGTATAGCTAGCGGCAAAACAGTAACAACTGGGAATAGTGAATCTCTAGCAGAGACTTTAGTCGCTTCTTCTTCTAGCAGCACAACGTTTAGTTATTCAGCTTATATACCAAGAGGAAGATATGGTATATTCTATAGACAAACAAGCAGATATGTTAAATTATCTGAAGTTATTACATATGATCTTAATGGGTTTCCGCATCATTCTGGTTTTGTTTCAATGAATACATGGGCGTGGGCGCCTGAGTTATCTATTGGCGAAGATTGTAATAATATGCCAGAACCTAATTTGCCAGAAGCTACATGTTATATTCCACCTTGCGGAGAATAAAATGAATAATATTATATTAGAAAAAATATTGATTAGAATTCTAGAAGTGTTGTATAAATATGGCTGGCCTAAGTATGATGAAGAGTGGTTTGATAAAGAAGGCATAACTACTTGGGAAGAAGATAGAGAATGGACAAAACAATACTATAAAAGTATGGGTTTACTCTAAAATAAAAAACTATTTACGTAATTTCTAATTAAGCTTTCATTAGAAGAAGAAATTTGCGAAGAAGGTCTTCCAAGTTCTACACTTTTAACAAGAGTTGTAGCTATCTTTTCTTTGTTCTCTTCGCTAAGAGAACGAGGAAGCATTACTTTTAGGCTTTCAATATCACCGCTCATTAAGTATTTTCTCATTTGTGTGCCGCTTATTGCAACAACTCTTGGGATAGGTAATACATTTATCAATCCTGATTCAAACATTTCACCGTAATAGTTTAACATTAATTGATCACTATATCTAGGCGCATCATCTTCACCGCAATAGAAAGTAATAGCTGTTTCGCCTGTTTCATATCTAATATCTGAAATAGGGTCTATCCAATAAGACTCACCTTCATTATATGCATCTCTAAAAGCATTGGCTACATCAAATCCAGCCTTAACTGGAGAGTTGATTCCAGACTCTCTTGGAGTAATAATTGAAACATTGGTTCCAGAATATGACAAATTATCAGCTGTTAGTATATTATTCCAGATATATTCCATGTCTTTACCGAAAACAGGAGCTTCTCCAGGAATAGGTTCTTCAAATTTAACACCTTTTCTAGATCTTTTTTTAACACCTCTACTTGAATATGAAACGTATACATTAACTTTATCATTTTCTTGTTCAGCAAATCCTAGGTTGACTAGTTCATCTAGTAATTCAATACCAGCAGCAAATCTGATTAACGAATTGTGGCCTGCATGAAATGGTTTAGCAGACATTGGTACAATACCTATTTTCATATTTCTATCCTTTAAAATAAAATCTTGTAAACATTTTTAAGTGACATCTTCTTTGATTCTTGTTGCATAAACTTTTCTTTGAACGTAGGAAATATTCCTTTTTTGTCTCTGTAAGCTGCACCTAAAATCTGATTCATTGGTGCAAAACCACCTGTAACTTTTAATAAATCACGTTGGTAGTCATAAACACCACCTTCAACTGAAGTAGAAACTATTTCATCTATATCTTTATCGATTACTTTATTAAGATGCGGCATTAGTCTATGAACTTCAGGTTCCCATAGATCATCTGTTGTTTCTTTCATATACCTAACTAAGTCATCAACAGCAGTCTGAAGTTTGTCTTTGAGTAATTCAATGTTCATTTGACTTGTTTCTTCTGACATGTATGAAGATTTTATGCCTCTTAATAAATCAATACCTAAGTCTACGAATATCTCTTTAAAAGGAGATATAATTTTCTGCACTTTCTTTAGTGCATTTGCTGAACTTGTAAGATCAATACTGCGAAGTTTTGGAATATCTTCTTTCGACATAGATGAAGTGAAATCTTTGCTTTTTATTTTTTCTCCTGATTTAGTTTCACCATAAATTGCAAAGTCACAAAGCTTTTCTAAATCTTTTCTGCTTATACTAATACCTAAGCTTTCAACTTCTTTTTTGATTTTATTTTCTATTCCATCACCTAAGAATTGATTTTCATTTATTTCTAACGTTTGTGTAATTTCTTTTATTCTCTCAATATAATCTTCTATTTGTATATTAGTTAGTTTATTTAGATCAACAGTTCTATTAGATGCAAGAGTAAAACCTGCGCTTGATATACCATTGTTTATTAGATTGATTAGCTTTTCTAATCTCTGGCTATTATTTGAAGAGTGTGTTGTTTCTCTACCATTAACAAAATCAACTATGCTGTGAAACACTATATACTTTTCGTCGTATATTATTTGGTTTGGCTTGTCAGGATGCATAATTTCAAAATTGATAAATGATTTTGTTTCACCATCTGGGTGGAATATTTCTCTTATTTCCATTTCTGATGCTTGACCTGCAGAACTTAGCCATTGATCTACACCTCGTTTGATAGCATTTCCGCCTTCAACAAAAGGTAGCTCTGCAGGATGACCTGTAAATTTTTCTACTAGATCATCATGTGCCATATCTTCTTTGTTGCGCGCAAACATTAAAGTGCCATCTTCTTCTACAGTAAAGAATAGATTTTGACCGTCAACTTTTTCTATTATCTTTTGAGGAAGCTCATATTCTTTTATTCTGTCTATGATTTGTCTTGGGGTCATATCAAATGCTTCATATGGGTGCATCATATGACCAGCTAAACCACCTTCGTTAATTATTTTTTTTTTATAAAGATTTGAATATACTTCTTTTAAAATCATTCCTTTTCTGTTGAAAGAAGATGTTACTTTGTTGTTTTTAGTTGGAAATTTACTATAATCATATACTCCAGATGCACTAGGATCTCCTAGTAATCCAAGTACTAACTTATCTAATCTTTGTCTATCATTAAACGAATCATTCTCAAGAACATTAAACGGAATTCTTTCATTTGAAGGAACAGCTGCAATACTTAAGTAATCTTTGCTCTCTTCTATAGATTTAAAAGAAAACATATTGCTAGCAAAACTTCCATACATAGCTAAAATACCTTTAGAATCATGCTCAGACGCTATTGACGCTTTAAACTCTTTCCAGCACTTTAGAGAATTTTTTCTTTTGCTTTCGTCATAAGATAGATTTCCACTCTCATCTTTATCAACAAAAGCAAATATTTCATAATCTCCAATATGCGAAGAATTATCAGAGCTATGCCCGGTTACAGCTTTTCCGTTCAAGACTACTTTATGTTTTTGTGGATTTTTAAAAAAAGTGTTTAGAAATAATTCATATTTTTGTCTAATATTTTTTGACATATTACCACCAGTTTGAGACGTTGCTTTTTGCAATCCGTAATATTTAATAGAGCAAGGAAAACTAGATCCATCACTCATTTCAAAAATAACATCAGGCTCAATACCCAAACAAGTATTTGATGATTTTACAAGCGCATGTGCGTGAAATTCTCCTCTTCCTTTAACGTCACCTTGACCGCCACCTTTGCCTTCATAGTCTTTAAATATTTTACCTTTGTCATTTAAATAATTGACAATATCATTTATATTACCAAAAGACTTTCTAAAATCTTCACTCTTTAAATCGTTATCTTTAATATCTTGTATAAGCTGTGGTATTTGCTTGTTTCCACAGTATTCATACAATATAGCTTTAATTATGTCATCTTTTTTTATTGAATTTATTATAAATTCATGTTCAAAGCTTTCGCGAGAATGAATTTTTGCTCTTATAAAATCAATCTGAACTTTGATGGCTTTTTCAATTATTTGTTTCAAGATAGACTCTGGTTCTTTGATGAGTTTATAAAAACTAACAATATCAAGTTTGTTTTTTTGTTTGTCTAGAGTTTGCTTGGATTTTTGTGTAATATTCTTTGTATTGATGAAGCTTGAATAATTGTAACTTATTGTGTAATTAACTAGATCGTTTTGCAAAGCTTTAGGATTATTAGTTTGATTATCTACATAATCAAAATGTTTATTATTAACTGTTCTTCCTTTACTAGGATCATTGATGTAGCGTTTTTCTCCAGCAGTTATCAAATATACTAAAAACTTTTTTAACGTATCATTTTTTAATGAGTTTAGAAAAGAAACTCTCGTTATTTTTTTATGAATATCTCTGTAATCTTTTGTCTCATCATAACTTTGTATTTCTAGTTTAACGTCTGTAAGCCCTATTAAGTTTGCGCAATTTTTAGATAACAAGTCCATTTCATTGCTGTCAATATTATTTAGCTTTTCAATTAAGTTGTACGAGCTAGAAGTCTCTTCTGACATGTTTATTATATCATTGGTTATCTTGTTTTCTATCTGTCTATTTACGACTTGAATTAAAAGCTTTTTAAAAGAGAGTCCAGACTTTTCAGTACTTTTTGCTGAAATTTCGGATGCTGTATGTCTTCTAGCATTGACATTGTATGCTGTGTTTACAAAGCTTATTGAGTTTAGAGTGACTTCATCTTCTTTACTTAATGATAAAGTATCGCTTTTTTTTGCATCATCAATATCAGAATCAGTAGAATACATTCTTGCTTTTCCTGCTGTATCTTTAGGAAATACTACTCTAACATGTGTCTCTTCTTTTAATAAATTTTTATAAACTTTTTTGAGACTATATTTCATTTTTTGCCACCCCAGTATTCTTTTGCTAAACCTTCGTTAATCAATTTTTTATTATAACTATTTTCATACTCAAGTTTATCTTCTTCTAAGCTCCATATTGTACCTAACCACCTACCAAACTTTCCTTTTTTCTCTGTATGTATCATCACTTTCTTGCCAAGGATTCTCTCTCTCAACCAGTCTCTAGTTTCTTTGCCCTTCTTCTTTTCTTCTAAGTCTTTAGTTCTAATCTCTGGAGTATCAATACCTACAAGTCTAACTTTAATGCGAGCTGATAATTTGAATCCTAAGTCTACAACACATGTACATGTATCTCCATCATAAACTTTAACAACTTCAGCTATATAAAAATATGGTTTCATTTTCTTCCTTATTATAATATTTATAACGTATAATTAATATATTTAAATATCAAGGCAAACATTAAAATGAAAAAACAAAAGCTGTCTAAAGAAGATTTTGAAAATGTCAAAACTATTGGTAATCTAAAACAATTGCTTGAAAGATTTTTAAAAGAAATAAGATCAAAAGATGCAAAGTCAGCTTTGACAAAAGCAATAGTTTCAGAAGTACCGTTTTTAGGTACAGCAAAAAACGTTAAAGATATTATAAAAAGGCTAGCAGTTAAAAGACCTGATAGTGAAAGACCTGATAACGCTCTCGGCGTGTTAGATATTGATGATGAATTAGAAAAAATTATATCTTCTAAGGTGTTAGAAAAATTTTTAGACTTTCTGGTAATGTCTATAAACGACGATGATTCTACGCCTATAAGCAATTGGAATATAAATAGCGAATTAGAAGAATATCTAAAAGAGTTATATAAAGGTAGAACTATAACTGGCTTTAACAAAAAAAGAATGAAAACAACAGAAAGCGTGTTAAAAGAGTACATAAAAAACTATTTGATTTAAATCAATCCTCAAACTAATATTAACAATTTATTTTTATAAATTGAATTATAAAATATTATAATGAATTCTATATAGAGGAAAAAATGAAGTCAAATAAAAATAAACTAAAAGAATCAAACAAGGCATTGAGCTTTGATGATGTAATATTAAAACCCAGATATTCTGATATTTTATCTAGAAAAGAAATAGATACAAGCATTAAACTGCCTGAACATATGCTTGATTTTGATATTCCACTAATTAGCAGTCCAATGTCAACTGTAACTGAAGCTTATATGTGTAACGCGATGTCTAATCTTGGAGGTTTAGGCATTATACATAGATATAATACAGTAGAATTCCAAACAAAATTATTATCTTACGTCTCTTGTCCAAATACAAAAGCAGCAGCAATAGGTGTTACAGGAGATTTCAAAGAAAGACTAGCTTCACTTGTCAGTGAAGGTTTAACAATAGTCTGTATAGATGTTGCGCATGGAGATCATATATTAGTAAAGAATGCAATAGAATTTATAAAGGAAAAATATCCAAGTCTTTTTATAATAGCAGGCAACGTAGCATCTGGCGAAGCTTACGCTAGATTGTCTTCTTGGGGAGCAAATGCAATTAGAACAAGTGTAGGTAGTGGAAGTATATGTACAACAAGAATACAAACAGGACACGGAATTCCAACTTTTCATGCTGTTGTTGACTGCTATAATGAAAAGATTTTACTTGAAAAACAAAATAAACATGCTGCATGTATAATTGCAGATGGTGGAATTAAGAACAGTGGTGATATTGTTAAATCACTAGCTGCAGGTGCTGACTTTGTAATGTTAGGCGCTATGTTAAGCGGGACAAAAGAAACACCAGGAAGAGTAATAACTAGTGATGAAGGCAAGAAAATAAAAAGATACAATGGAATGGCTTCAAAAGCAGCACAAAAAAACTGGAAAGGCTCATATTCATCAATAGAAGGTGTCTCTTCACACGTTCAGTATAAAGGAACGTTATCAAAAGTAGTTAATGAAATAATGTCAAATGTTAGAAGCGGAATGTCTTATAGCAATGCTAGAAACTTAAAAGAGTTAAAAGACGTTGCTGATTTTATGATTCAAACTAACTCTTCTAATGTAGAAGGTAACCCACACATTTTTAATAAAAGGTAAGAAAATGCCAACAAAATTAGTATTAGGCCTCCAACATGGAGATGAAGGTAAAGGTAGAGTTGTAGATGATATCGCAGTCGACTGGGCAGACGTTGTTGTAAGATTTCAAGGAGGAGGAAATGCAGGCCATACTGTGTATGACTCTGACGGGAATAAACATGTAACGCATATCCTGCCCGTAGGTGTAATAATCAGCAACGAGTTAAATACACTAAAGAAATATAAGTATAACGAAGTCAAAAGACATATAACTAACGTTATAGCAAGAGGCTGTGTATTAAATGTATTTGATCTATATAATGAAATAAAAGAATTAAATATAGATATAACACCTGCTGACTTACAAATATCAGGTTACTGTCCCTTGATAGAACCTACACATATTTTAATTGATAGACTTAAGTATCAAGGAAAACTAGGGACAACTGCAAGAGGAATAGGTCCCGCATACTCAGACTTTTATGCAAGAGACTCTATTTTATTTAAAGACTTAATTGAAGACCCGCATAACTCTTTAAATAAAATGCAAAACAAGTTCTTTAAATTCCAAACAGATCTAGTGCAAGAGGGTCATGTACATACTCGACTTTCAAATTATTCACACAACGATCTTTTAAATGATAATTTTGCTTTCTTTAACAGCTGGACTGATAATTTCTTAGAAAAGATTGAGTTTATTAAACAGTTTGTTGTAAAAGATGAAAGTTTAATTATTGATTTTTATAATGAAGGAAAAAATATATTGCTAGAAGGAGCGCAAGGTTGCGGCTTAAATATTCATTCTAATAATTACCCAGATGTCACATCTTCAGCGCCTACTGTTGGAGGAGCATTAAACTCGACTGGTTTGAATCATAATCAAATTGATGAAGTAATTGGTGTAATTAAAGCTTATAAGACAAAAGTAGGCACAGGTACTTTTCCAAGTTTATGTGATGAACAAAGCGGCGATACTTTAGCTAAAGAAGGCAATGAATTCGGAGCAACAACTGGTCGCCCAAGAAAGTGTGGATGGCTTGATTTAGATGAAGTAAATCAGGCAATTAAAATGAACGGCGTAGATCATTTATGCCTTATAAAGACAGATGTTTTTACAAATATAGAAAAGCCTTTCGTGTATTATAAAAAGAATCTAATGCAGATAGCTAAGATTAACACCGTTTCAATCGAAGACAAATCATTTGTAAACCTATTAGAAGCAATTAAAGATAAAACTGGCGTAAACAGAATATCTTTTACGACTGGCCCAAAGAGAGGTGAAATTGTTTGGGACTAGAAATAGGCAATTTAGCTGTTATAGAAAGCTGTGATTCTATTTGGAGATTTGCTAATACATCTTTGATTTGCTTAGGATATGATTGGAGTGATATTGCTTCTATGGTGAAGAAATCAGAAGAATAGCAATTAGAGAAAAAGCATTAGAAAGAATGAAAATAAAAAATGATACCAAGATATAAAAACAAAAAAATACATGAAATCTGGTCAACAGATAATAAGCTAAAAGTATGGCTTGGCGTAGAGTTAGCACATCTTTCAGCTTTAAATAGTAATATTATAGATAAAACTATAAACCAGCGCGAATATGAAACTATTGTTGACAATATTAAAATAGACAAAGATAGATGGAAGGAAATTGAAGCAGAAACTAAGCATGATGTTCAAGCTTTTGTTCAGATGCTAGAAGAGTTAATACCAGATAATAGTGGGCGATGGATACATTATGGATTAACTTCTTCAGATGTTCTAGACACTTCACTTACTATAATGTGTAGATATTCTATAAAAGAAATATTAAGTCACTGTGCTTCTTGTATTTACTATGTTGAGCAACTATGTAATAGAAAAGAATCTGAGTCTAGTATTTTAGCAAGAACACATGGCAAAGCTGCAGAAGTTCAAACTTATAAAGACATATTTACAAGATGGAAATATATGTTGCGAAGAGCATATGATGAACTATCAAGATCACAAACAACTGTCAACAAAGGAAAGCTATCAGGCCCATCTGGAAACTATACTACTAACTCAGTTTTGAATGAAAACGTTGCTTTAAATATCTTGGGACTTAGATCAACAAAAGCATCACAAATTATTCCTAGAGATATTTATTTAGATTATTTTTATGGAATTCTAAAAGTCATGCTAGCTGTAGAAAAAATATCATATGATATTAGAATGTATAGTATCGATGGAATAAACGAAATGTCAGAAAGCTTTAGCAAAGGACAAAAAGGATCAAGTTCGATGCCACATAAAAAGAATCCCATAGGAACAGAGAATTTATGTGGCATTGTTAGATTATATAAATCATATTATCAAGCAGCAATTGATAATTGCTTCACACTCTTTGAAAGAGACATATCCAATTCAGCTCCAGAAAGGATTATCTTTAAAGACTCAGCACATATTGCATGTTATTCTTTGGAAAGGTTAGCTAGCATTCTTAATCATTTAGTTATAAAAGACGCCAACGCTGCTAAAAATATAGAGATATTTAACGAAAATATTGCCTCACAAGAAATAATGAATATTAAAATCAAAGAAGGCAAAAGCAGAAAAGAGTCGCACGATTTTTCACAAACTATGTCTAAGTAATATTTATTCTATATTAACTTTTCACAGAAAGAATTGAGTATGAAAGAAAGATCACTAATAAGAGAATTCCTTGAGACAATGTACAAAGAACCTGCTATAGATATAGATACAGACTATAGCCTAGATTCTGTAAGCCACGATTCAAATCATGACATTGACCCAAATAGAGATGGTATAGTTAGTAAAGAAGATTTATACACGCATTTTGATTTAGACAATGATGGTATAGTAACAACTGATGAGTATGCAAATCATGTAGGCTTTCATTGTCAATATCCAGAATCTTTGGATCATTATAATACACTAAAGTCAAAATCTCATGAAGTTGTTCCCTGTAGAACTTCTTACGACTCTTGTTCACAGCACTTTTTGGGTAATACAGATGATATAGATATATATCTTTCACCATTAATGGATGCTACAGGCTCAACATGCAAAACTTCATCTGTTCAAGGACTTTTAGATGTATTACAGTCTTTGATAAATTGTGGAATGCTTAAATAAATTACGTGTAAAGTTTTATTAATTATTTTATAATAAATAAAAACAAGGATAAAGCATGATTAAATTAGGTGACAAAGTTTACCACTGGCAAGAGATGAATAAAGTCGGTGTTATAGTAGAAGTTGTAAGTAACAAGAACAATCAAATGACTGTTGGCGGCACAACAGATGTTAGAATATATTATAAAGTAGAATACGAAAACGGAGAAATTAAAGTATATAACTCAGGTGATATACAAAAACACTATGAATAGCTTGATTTTTAATGTTATTAAAGAGTTTGCTATATCATATGCATTGCAAGATGAATTTTGTATGGAAACATATAAACAACTATCTGGAGTAGAAGCCACTCTAGAAAATAGAATTGTTTGTTCTGCTGTGATAAATGCTGCTAAAAGCCATGAAATAAAACCCATTAGAGGATTAAGCGTTGCATGGGTTGAAAGTAGATTGACTAGTCAACTGGTTCCTACTAAATCTAAATGTATTGGGCCAATGCAAATAAAAACAAAGTATTGGTGTAAAGGAAAAAATGTTGATAGCTGTGAACCAGTTACTGATGGTGTTAAAGCTTTAAGATACTATATAAAACATTTCAAGCCTATAAGAAAAGCTTATTGCTTTTATAACGATTCAAGAAAACCAGAATGCAAAAAAGACTATATGACTAAATATGTTAAAAAAGTAGTTAAGGCTTACGGAAATATTAAAAAAATAGCTATTAAAAAGAAATTTAAATCTCTTAATATTCTATGACGTGTATTGATGAAAAAATTAATATACAATAATATATGGAGGCATAAATGGAAAAAATTAATTATGAGGATCAATATTACTTTTTAAAATGTTTTATGGAGGACAATTACAATGTGATAGTAAGACAAGAATCTTACTCGGATGATGCTTGGTATCCTTTGTTAGATCTAATAACTATTAATTCAAATTTAAAGTTTAGAGAACGGTTTTTTACATTAGTACACGAATCAGGACATGCAATAATAGATACAGATGTAAGAAAATTAAAAGGTACATGTTTCAATAAAAATTCTCCAGACTCTATAAGATCTAAAAAATCTTACGTCCATAATTTAAACGAAGAAATACTTGCTTGGAATTATGGGAAACAATTGATAAGCAACATAGGTCTAGCTTATGATGAAGAAAAGTTTGAAGAGTACATGACAGACTGTATAATGTCTTATGTAAAATCAGGATTAGATTCTATCTATGGGAAAAACATAGATGTTAGCTCTATTAATACAAAATACGTGTAATTTGTTTTTCTTTTTGTTATAATTATTTATAAGGAGAATGCTATGTCATATTCTAAAAGCGATTTAAAACAAATTAAAAAACAATTATTAAAGAGCAATCCACAAGCACTTAAAAGAAAAATAAAAACAGCATCTAAGTCTGTAGCTAGAAAAGAAATAAAGGCTAGTTATAAGAAACCAAAAAGCGTAGTTCAATGGAATTTTGATGTCAATGATCTAATTGAATTAAAAGATAGTTCTGGTATGTCTGGAAACATAGGCTTAATTGTTTCTGACTATATTTATCATTCTAGCAGAGTAGAAAAAAATAATTTCTTCGTGTTAGTAAACAATGCTGTTAGACAGATAGAAGGTAGATATTTAAAGAAAGTATGATATCCCACGTGCAATTTTGAATTTAAAGAATTACAATATTAATATAAAGCAAATAAAAATTTAACTGAGGCGGAATTAATGAAGTTAAACATTAAAAGAGACGAAATTGTTTTCGGTACAAATATTCTCGATATCAGAATTCCAGAAAAACTTCGAGAAAGACACCAATGTGGAATACCCTATCTAGACACAGCGTTTGGTGGTCAAGGCTTTACTCCTTCAACTATATCGCTTTTTACAGGAGAGCCTGGTGCCGGCAAAACAACTTTAATGTTAACTTTAGCTAATGCGCTTACAGCTGAAGGTCATGTTTGCTTGTTTAATACAGCAGAAGAGAGCCTTTATCAAGTAAAACTTACTTGTGAAAGGTTAGATCTAGATGCCGGGTTTATCGCCGGTCAAGAATCATATGTTCCAAGACTACTAAAGAACTGTGAGGTTCTAAGAAAAAGGACTAAAGGAAAGCATTTCTTTTTAATTGTAGATTCTTTACAGACGCTTAATGATGGAAAATATGGTGAAGAAAGTACTAATAGCCATTCAGCAGTTAGATCACTTCAAATGCTGACTGATTATGCTAAAGAACATTACATAAACATTATATGTATTGGTCAAGTAAATAAAAGTGGCTCAATGGCAGGTTCTCAAAAGCTCAAACATATGGTAGATGCTATGCTACACTTATCAATAGAGAAAAAAGATGAAGACTTTAAAGGGCTTAGGGTTCTAGAGACTGTAAAGAATAGATTCGGAGGAGCTGGCTGGACATTCTTTCTAGATCTTAAGAAAGAAGGTTTCGAAGAAGTAGCAAGGGTTGGAGTTAAATAAATATGTTGTATGCATTATGCGCTTACATGCTCGCATCTACATTAGCATTCTTTCAGCATAATCTACAGTTTATTTATCCATGCTGTAAAGATAAAACAAGTCTAATTATTTTAACTTCAAGTATTCCCATATCATATCTATACTATTCGTCATGGACATATTTTGTAAAAATAAACAATGGTTCAGTATGGTCTGCAAGATTCGTTTTCTTTGGTTTATCATACTTAATTTACCCTTTGCTTGTTTACATTTTCTTGGATGAATCACCTGTATCTTTAAAGACTTTTTTGTGTGTCTTGCTAAGTATGCTGATAATGTTTATTCAGTATAAGTTGTAATTCAATTCGTGTAACAAAAATAAATAATAATTATAATATAACATAAAATAAATAATTTCAACACCTTTAATCAAGGAATAAATAAATTGAATATTAAAAACTTCATTGAAACAGTATCTAATCTTCCACCTCATATTGCTGTTTTAATACGAGCATCAACAGGTGTAGGTAAATCAGAAATTGTAAACAGTATTTCAAAGAAAAAGACTTTACCGCTTATTGATGTTAGAGCTTCAATTATGTCTGAAGGTGATGTGCAAGGTTATCCCGACATTGAGGGCATGAAAACAAAAGGTGTTATGACTTTTTGCATGCCATCTTGGTTTGTTAGGGCTTGCAATGAACCTGTTGTTTTGTTTCTTGATGAATTAAATCGTGGTTTGCCTGCTGTTCAACAATCTTTTTTCCAAATAGTACTGGATAGGCAGTTAGGCAACGATGAAAACGGCAACCCATATGATATTCACCCTGACACTTGTATATTTGCTGCTATTAACCACGGAAACGAATATGATGTTAACGAGATGGATCCAGCACTTTTGCGAAGATTCTGGACAGTTGACTTAGAACCAAATACTTCTGACTGGATTGATTGGGCAAAAGAAAACAATATTGACAATCTAATTATTGACTTTGTCAAAACAAGGACTTCACATCTTTACACTGATCTTGGAAAAGTCAAGCCAGGACATGTTTTCCCAACACCTGCATCATGGGCTAGACTAGATGAAACTTTAAAGTTTAGAAACATTAATCTTACAAACGATAGAGATAAAATCAATCTTTACAATACTTCGTTAGGTTTTCTTGGAATTGAAACTTCTATTGAGTTCTCTGACTTTGTAAAAAAATATGAGATTGATGTAACTCCTGAAGAACTTCTTAGAAGTTATAATAAATGTAAAGAAAAGCTGAGCTCTATGTCTAATGATCGTATTAATTCTTTAATCGAAAGGCTAGGAGAACATGGTACACAAAACAATTGGACTGTTTCTCAATCGAAAAATGCTGCTAAACTTGGGAAATCAATATCAGAAGAGATGATGATTCACTTTTGGTCTGTAATGACTAAAGGCAAAAACATCAAGACAATCCAAAACTTTCATAAAGAAATAGGTGAATATGTTGTAGAAATTGTTAACAACAACAGAGACTTGCTCAACAAATAGAGGGCTTAACAGATATGTCTAATAAAAAAGATAATAATAATAATAATCTCTATAGAAAAAAACAAATATCTGATCTTAGATTAAAAGAATTTAGTCTTTCAAAAAATCTTGTTGATTTCCTGTGGTCAGAACCTTTTTATAGCAGAATTCTAAGATCATTAAACAAAATAGAGACAAAAGAAATTCCAACAGCTGGCGTATCAACTCAAGACGAAGAAATTACTTTATGGTGGAATAGAGAATTTTTAGCTGGATTAAACAACAAACAAATTAATGGTTTGTTAAAACATGAATGCCTACACTTAGTATTTGGTCACACTACAGAAAGAAGAAGATCACCACATTTAATCTGGAACTATGGCACAGATCTTGCAATAAACTCAACAATTCCTGAAGAAGAATTACCTGAGGGCGGTCTTATTCCTGGAAAGCATTTGAGTTTAGAAGAAGATCAGAAAAAACAGATGTCTCCAGATCAAATAGAAACTTATGAAAATATTTCTAAACTAATTGCATCTTTACCTAAAAATAAAACTGCAGAGTTTTATTTTGAAAAGCTTCTTCAAAATGAAGACATGAAAAAACTTTCTAAAGATGAAGAAATGATGGCTGGTATTGGGTTTGACTGTCATAATGGGTGGGATGAATTATCTGATGAAGAAAGAGAAAAGATAGCTGCAAAAATAAAAGAGGTAATTAAAGATGCCGCAAGAGAAGCTGATGGTAGGGGTTGGGGATCTATTACTTCATCAACTAGATCAGAAATAATGAGACTATTATCTAATGAAATAAAATGGGAAGCGCTTCTTAAAAGATTTTGCGGATTTACAAAAAGAGATGATAGAAGGTCTTCTATAAGAAAATTAAATAGAAAATATCCGGGAATTCATCCAGGCAGCAAAAAGCTATATAAGCCAGCTATAGCTGTATACATCGATGAAAGCGGGTCTGTATCAGACAAAGAGCTGAATGTATTTTACGGAGAATTAGACAGTTTATCTAACAGCACAGACTTCCATGTCTATAAATTTGATCATGGTGTTGATGATAAATCTAGTTTCTTGTGGAAAAAAAGAAAAAGACCAAAGCTTAACAGAACATTAACTGGTGGTACATGCTTTGAAAAAGTAACTGAGCATGCTTTGAAAAACAAGAAAAAGTTTGATGCTTATATGATTCTTACAGATGGAGGAGCTCCAAAGCCTTCAAGTTCTAGAGGTCTTAAGCGATGCTGGATATTAGCAAAAAACTGTAAATTAGTGTTTGATGCAGACTCTTCTGACATTCAAATTCATATAAAATAAACTTATAAAAAAGGCTTAAAACTTGTATAATTTTAATGGTGAAACATTTAAAGTAAAAAAAACCGATGATAAAACTTTTAAGTTATATCATCAAGCAAATAACAAATGGTCTTCTGGCTGGACATTTATTGGTAAATTTGAAAGTGAAGAAAAAGCTAAGAGATCAGCACGTTTATACACAAACTAAGGAAACAAAATGAAGAAAGTTTACAGATATAAGATTACTATTGACAAGAACGGACTAAATGATTATGAGTCTAACTTTGTAAAATATGTTTTTGAATCATCATCACCTAAAGATGCCTTAAGAAGAGTTGATGTTGTATATGATAGAAATGAAAAGATTGGTAAAAGAATTCCGTACAGAGCTAAACAATTTTTAGAAGCTTTAGCAATATCAGCTGAGGCCGATGTTTACAATCTTTAGGGATACAAAAAATAAAACATGATTGAAGAAGTAAACAACTTTTTAGACAAGATGAATTCTTCTAGCTCTTCTAACAACAAGGTTGAGGTTATAAGAAATTCATCTAGATTAATAAGGAAAATTCTTTATTATACTTATAATAATTTTATGCAGTATAATGTTACATCTAATTTATTAGAAAAAAGAAAAGATCTTTGCAATAACAACACTAAATTTAATTCTATTTTTGATCTGCTTGATTCTTTAAATCAAAGATTAATTACAGGTCATAAAGCCATAGAAGAAACAAACGGGTTCATTTACAGAAACAAAGAGTATAAAGATGTATTATATCTAATACTCAAAAGAAATTTGAAAATAAGAGCTTCAGTTAAGTTAATCAACAAGGCTGTTCCAAGTCTTATTCCGACATTTAATGTTGCGCTAGCAAACAAGTATGATGAAAAGACAAAGAAGAAAGTTGATTTAGAAAAAGATGTTTGGTATGTATCAAGAAAACTTGATGGTGTTCGCTGTCTTATTGTTGTCGATGAAAAAGGAAAAGCAAAGTCTTACTCTAGAGCAGGAAAACAATTTCATACGTTATCCTTGGTAGAGAAAGAAATAGAATCATTAGGTGTTAAAAACGTTGTTTTTGATGGTGAGATGTGTATTGTCAACAAAGATGGCAATGAAGATTTTCAAAGTATAATGAAAGAGATAGGCAGAAAAGATCACACAATCCAAAAGGGTCTATTTCAATCATTTGATTACATTGTCTATGAAGACTTCTCGAAAGGTTACAGTACGAAAAAACTATTTTCTGAAAGATTTTTAGCTTTACAAGATTTATTGCAAGATGCTGTTATCAATAACTCAATTAAACATTTAAGCTTTTTGCAGCAGACACCTATATTTAGTTTCAAAGAATTAGATGATTTTGCATCAGAAGCTGCGTCAAATGGCTGGGAAGGGTTAATGTTAAGGAAAAATGATCTTTACAAAGGAAAAAGATCTAATGACATTTTAAAAGTAAAGACTTTTTTTGATTATGAATACAAAGTTGAGTCATTGAACTTTGGGCCTTTTAGACATATAAAAGAAGGTAAAGAAGTAGAAGAAGAAATGCTTTCAGCTGTAACTATAAAACACAAAGGAAATACAGTTAACGTTGGAAGTGGATTTACCATAGATCAACGCAAACGTTTTTACTCCAAACCTTCAGAAATTCACGGTAAAATAATTACAGTTCAGTACTTTGAAGAATCACAAAACCAAAGCGGTGATTATTCTTTAAGGTTTCCAGTTGTAAAGGCTATTCATGGTAATAAAAGAGAAACATGATCCACATATAAATTTTAAAAAAGGTAAAATTTATAAATTTAAAGATGACTATGTTTTAGTTGTTAAA